CTATTTTGTCGGTGTGATTTTCTTCCCTTTCCGGTTGCGCACATAGTGCTCTGTCATAGTTACCGTGGTGTGTCCGAGCTGATCCCGAGCCTGGACGATGTCACCGCTGGACTCGGCCTTGTCGGTAGCCGCCTTGGCTCGTAAATCACGCAGCTGGAACGCACTTTTTGGCACGCCTGCATCCTCACGTGCTTTATCAAATCGCGTCCGTAACATGCTGTACGACATCGGCTCGCCTTCTGCTGTCACGATCAGTCGAGTGGATCGGACAACATGGGTGGCCTTGCGCGCTCTGATCCTCTTGATCAGCGCCGCTAAATCGCCCATCAGCTCGATGCGCCGCTTTGCCGAGGTCTTTCCCTGCTTGATCCAGATTTGCCCATCCCTGATATCTCGTTCGTCCATCAAGCGCACGTCCGTTACACGCTGACCGGTCAGATAGGCCAAATCCATTGCATCCTGGAGGCCGACCTCCGCTTTGTCATACACTGCCTTGTAAAGCGAGTCCTCAATGTACACATCCCGGCCAGCTTCTTTGTTTCCCTTCACGCCGGCACACGGGTTAGCCAAGGCCGTATAGCCCATCTCCCTGGCAAAGTTCCAGATTGCTGACAGCAGTGCTTTTTCCCGATTTGCACGTACCGGCGCCGAGCTGCGCCATCTCAGATACTGGCGCACGTGCTGGGGCTGGATCGCATCGAGCGGGGCGGGCGGGTCATTGAAGAATGCCAGAAGGTTTTTCAGTTCGCGCAGGTTGTCCTTCTGGGTTGCCGGGGATTTAGTGGGCAGCACCTCCACCAGGTACCGGTCAGCGACGTACTTGAAAGTGATTACCTCTTGCACTCGGGCGTCGGCGGTCCGGTCACGCTCGAACTCTGCGTATTTCATGATCGCGAGCCCGTAGTCACTGCCCAGCGGTATTTCTTTCCGGTTTTTGCGTCCACCGGTGTCGTAGTAATAGTAGGTTTTATCGCCCCGCCTCCGAACCCTGAAGCGGGGAATTTTCCCGATACGCATAGATTTCCCTCTGTTCTAAGATGCCTTCCTCGGCCTCCACGCAAGCGGCTCCCCTTGGTCGGCGTGCCCTTGGATGACCGCTGCCTTCGTTACGCTCGGCCATCCGTTGCGCTTGATCGTGTGCCGAACTCCGTTCCGGCGCAAATTTTCCAGCTGACCGGCTTTGGTTCTTGCCCCGGTCAACTCACAGACTTCTTCATGAGTCAGGAACATGATTGCCTCCCGGCTTATAGGGTGATGCTCAAAATGATGAGTGTGGATGATCAGGGCAGCGCGCTATCTCGGCGCAGCTCGTCTTGCTCGAGCATGTCGCCATGAAATGCGCCTTCGCCCACTTCCTCCATGGCCAGGTGCAAGCTCACCAGCGCTGCCCGCAGGGACTTCAGCGCTGCCGTCTGCTGCTTCAGACGCTGGCGCAGCTCCTTGTTTCGGGCCTTCAGCTCGGTGACTTCGGGGCTGTCTGTGAAAAGGTCAGTTGTCATGGCTGGGCTCCTGCTTCCCGATAAATCCGATATATCCGTTCAGAATGCCTTCCTTGATCGCCTCGAACTCCCAGCAGTGGATCTGCGCATCGACGAAAACTCGCAGGCCCTTGGGGTAGTCGTGCTTTTTCCTGGATATGAACGCCTCGGCAGCCTCCCGTGTGAAGTGGGAGTTGATGTGTTCCCACGATTCGGCAAATCCTGTAACCGTGTGGTCCTCCAGCTCGCCAAGCACGCCCCACTGATCATGCTCGGCGAGGTCAAGAAAGTTGCAATCCTCAGCATCCAGTGCGGCCAGGTCGAGAGTGGCCTGCTGCTCGCTATCAGCGTCATCCCAGTACGCCTTCGGGTTGAACCACTCGTCATCCTCCCAGATGACTACGAGATTATCTGTGTAGTCCCTATCGATGCCGTAGACGATCCGGCGAGCCTGAACAGTGAAGATGGCGCTGGCAGTGCAATGCTCCTGAACGCCATCACCTTTGCAGGTGTGATGCAGGCGCTTTACGAAGTCGGCCCAGGTCGCCGCAGTGATTGGTTCTCCAGTAGCTAGGCTCATACCCCGCCTCCTTGGTTGCGATGGGCGGCGAGGGCTTCGCGCGCCGCTTCACATAGATCTGCGCAAAGTCTGCTGCGACTCCCATTCAATTCCGGGTCACAGCCTGGATTGCAGGGCTTCCAGAACGGCAGAGGCCCGGCATCTTCCACCAGCCCCGCCACGTCCGGCGCGGGCTGCTGCTCTGCTGCAACCTTCTGGAGTTTCATTAGCTTCGGGTACAGGTGACGCCATGCCTCGAAGGCAAAAGTGCGCTCGTAGTCACCGCCACCGGCCCGGCAGAACTGCCCATGCTGTTCCCACCATGCACGGAACTCGGCGGCGAACAGCTCATCGGGTACGGGCGTGAGTGAATAATCAGCAGGTGCCTGCTGCTCTGCGGGCTGCGGGGCGGCTATCGCCTGGTCGAGCAGGGCGTAAATTTCTGGTGGGCAGTTACGCTTCACGTTCCGGCGCAAAGTCCGGACTTGAGAAGGGTGCAAAGGCCGGCCCGCCACCGGCTCCCCCTGCACAGCGGGTGCGGCCAGTTCCAGCAGCTCGAATGCCGCCTCATATATCCAGTCGGGCAAATCGTCCCGGTCCGGCTCGATCCGGGCGCCGTTGCGCAGGAAGATCTCGCGGATCTGCGGGCGGCCAACCTTTTTGCTGGCCTCGGCAATATGGTTATTCATGACTCGCTACCTCGTCTGGATACTCGAAAAAGCATGGCGTGGCGGGATGTCTCACCGGCGTCTCCGTGATCCGCTGGGCATCGATCGCGTGCTGGTGGATCTGCCGGGCCATGTCCAGCAGCTCGGTTTTCGTCAGGTAGTCGTCCGGCCCTGGCAGGTTGCCCAGGTTCGTTACGGCCTGGCCGTCCTGCAGGGTGTGCAGGGCTGTGATGGTTCTGGTCATGCTGCCTTCCTCACTGGTTTGGCCCAGGGATTGTTGGCTGCCGCGATGGCTGCCATGGGCGGCGGGCTGACGCTGTTGCCGCACATATGGACCTGCTCGGTTTTGGTGAACCGGCGGCCGTCGTGACCGCGGTCGATGATGTAGTTCGATGGGAAGCCTTGGGCGGCGTACAGCTCATGGGGCTGCAGCATCCGCAGGCAGATATCGACGATCACGTATGGGTCGCCGCCGATCCAGACGGTGACCAGAGCCAGGCGGTCGCGGGTGGTGATAGTGTCGAGCGGCTGCTCGACGCTTCGGGCGTCTCCATTGCCGTAGTAGTTGATCATGAATGCCGCGCAGCGCAGGGCGCCTTCCTGCTGCTCCTGCGACAGCTTGAGCTCTACCAGCGCCGATTTGCCCCCGCCGCCGGCGGTAACGGTGGGTGCGGGCTCATCGATACCCTGGCCGACGCTGGCGCCGAACTGGCGAGACAGGAACGCGGTGACCAACTGCTGCTGGCTACCGGTGTTCGTGACGGTCGTCATGGGTTCATCCATGCCCTTAGAGTGCGTGGTGTTGAAGCCGCCGTTGGCCTGGGCAAGGAAAGCAGTGGCTACCGAATGGCCGCCGCTACCCCCGGCGGTAACCGTGCCGATTGGCTGATCTGCAGCTTTGCTGCCTCGGCCCCAGCGCTGGACCCCTCCGGGTCGGCCTTCACCATGCGAAGCACTGACCATGACCGGAGAGGCCAGCGCAAACGAGCCGCCCCGCGGCCACGCCGTGATGGTGTTCAGCGGCGCATCCGTGGTATGCACCGCCTCGCGGGACCAGTTTGCGATCGGCACAATGAACGGCTGGGCCCGCTCGATCACCTCGCGTTGAATGCCCCGGGCAATCCTTCGCATGGTGGCTTCTGCCAGCGGCCGCTTGCGCCCAAAAATGCTTTGGCTGGGCACGCTCCAGTCAATGCACTCCGCAGCGGTGCGGTACGGCTGCTGGCCTTTGGTCGGCTTCGCTGCATGGGTCGGCTCAGGCCAGACAATCGGCTGACCGTCACGCCGCGCCACCAGGAATAACCGCTCCCGACTGGTCGGGGCGCCGTAGTCACAGGCTTTCAGCAGGCGATACTCGACCTCGTAGCCCAGCGCCTTCAGCTCAGCCAGGAAGCGCCTCCAAGTAGAACCCCGGCGCTTGGGATCTGGTATCAGAAACTGCTGTTCACGCGGCACGCGCTCGCCAGGAGCCGCCACGGTGCCGTCCAACTTCACTACCCGCCGGGTCAACTTGCAGCGCTTCGCGATGAGAGGGCCCCAGCTCCGGATCTGCTTCACGTTCTCCAAGCTGATGATCCGCGGCTTGCCAATGCCGGCCCACTTGATCGTCACCCAGGACAGGTCACGGATCTCTTTTTTGCGGGGCTGACCGCCGGCGGCCTGGCTGTGGTGTGTGCAATCTGGACTGGCGTGGAACCAGCCCAAGCGCCGGCCGGCCAGCACCTGGACGGGGTCGACCTCCCACACATCCGTTTGCAGGTGCAGGGCGCCGGGGTGATTCGCTTGGTGCATGCTGATCGCCGCCGGGTTGTGGTTGATAGCGATGTGTACCGGCCGGCCCAGGCCCATCTCGAGCCCGGTGCTGGCACCGCCGCCACCGGCAAACAGGTCGACGTTTATCTCTTCGTCGATTTCAGACAAGGGGAGGCCGTACTGCCCGCGGAACAGCAGGGCAGGGGTGTTCATTGATGTCATTGGGGCAGTCCTCAAAACAGAGCTGGCCATTCACTGGCACTGCAGATATCGTTTTGAAACTGGCGCGGGGCCAGCAAAAGAAAGAGGGATGCGAAATGTCAGTAGATCTATCTAACGGGCGGTTCGATGTTTACGCCGGAAGAGGTCCGCTAGAGCGATGGGTTGGACGCATCGATCACGATGAGTTTGTCCGTGACGCCGCAGGCGGCCTCATATACCGCACAGACGGCGATGAGTTTTACGATATGAAGGGGACATATGTCGGTGAGATTGAGAAAGTCGAAGAAAATTTCATGGTTGTATCGAGAGGCCCCTCGGGTGTGACATGTCTCTTTGTGATCCGTCCTGAATAACACCTGCTGATTGATGGTGAATACGCCCACCCTGGCTTTCTTCGCCATCAGCCATGCTCTCACTCAAAACTACGCGGCAGGGAGTGCATATGGGACGCACGTTCGTTGGGAATTATCGTGGGCATGAATTCAGCATCCTGTGTAAGGACTGGCCGAACGGCTGGGTAGTGGAGGTGGGGTTTCAAATACCGGGAATCCCTACGCGTCGTTTCGACGATGAGCTTTTCCTCAGTTATGACGAGGCTAGAGCGTATGCGGAGCGCGAAGCCAAGGCGTTGATTGACGATCTCATTGACAACGGGGCAATCCAGGCTTTGTAGCGTCCACGAAAAGCTTATTGCTTTATGTGCTTGTCTAGGGCAAATCATGGGCAGAGAAGCTCGCGAGCTGAGCGTTGCTTCTCCCTGAATTCCAATCTGCTGGCATGCTCTAGACCTGCCACCAATCATCAGCAAAACAAGGAGGCGTAGCGGTGAACCGTGAGCGAATCGAAAAGAACAAAGAGTTGATGGCTGCCATCCGAGCCGCCATGGATGCAATAGAAGAGCATGACCGACAGTTTGAGAGCGACAGCCTCCCTCCCTCGGGTGACGATTACTGGCGTAAACGGCTCGAGCTGGGTAGAGAGCTCTCAAAAGCCCACCACAAATGGCAGGCGCACGTAGAAGAATCTGCTAAATGACGCCAAATGCAGACGGCCTGCGGGCCGCCTGCGCTCTCTACCGGCATGCTCAGGAAAGTGCTGGAGCACCCAAGGTGCCAGCCGAAACTTGGATCCGTGATAACGGATAACGGGCGCGTTGATGGTCATGGTTGCCTCAGAGAATGCTGGCCAGTTGCCCAGTCATAAGCTACTTTCAAGAGACCGGCATGAAGCCGGCAATAATGTAAGCCCAGCCGGGCAGGGAGATAGGTATGAAGGTATTGCTGATTGCTTTATCGCTGATGATGGTGAGCTCGACGGCGTTGGCCCACGGCGGCGGGTGCCGTAAGAGCTCGCCTCCGGGCCAGTGCTGCCACATGGATAACAGTAAAGGCACTGTTCACTGTCACTGATTGGGTGAAGGGGCGGCCCTCAGGCCGCCTTCTCGAGCTCCCAAGCCCCCACCGCATCCAGCAGGGCGTCCATGTGGCGCTCATCAATATCGACAAGGTTCGGCACCAGCAGCCAGGCCATATCAACCACGTGCCGGGGATTGCAGCTCGCCCTGAACCGCTCGACGTGAAAGTCCATCACCGACACCTTCCTGCCGTCCGGTTGCTCGATCAGGTAGCGCTCATCTATGCCGCCGAGCTGACTGCTGGAGTAGATATCCGGCACTTTAACTGTCTCGAACTGGATATAGCGCTTTCCCATCTGGTCCCTGCACAGGGCAATCGGGAATAATGTCCAGCCCCTCAGCGGGGCGTACATGAGCGCGTCAACCGTGGCAGCGCCGGGGGTGATCGGCTGCATGGTTTTCCAGTTGATCAGGCCTTGCTGGGTCGGCGTGTGGATGATCGAAATGCGCTGGGTGCGAAACAGCGACTGGATGGCTTTGAGGCCATGCGGTTTGAATTTGATCTTCACTCCCACTCCTCCCGCAGTTCCGCATTGTTGCGTGCCTGACGTGTACCTCTGCGAGACTGCAGAGGTATCTCAATGCCGTGCTCCTGCCCGATCTTGTCCACCGTGCCGGCCGCTACGCCGATGGTTTTCGCGATGTGGGACCGAATCACGCCAAGCTCGGCGAGCTGTCTGACCTTGGGTGCCAGTGCTGCCCGGTTGGCTTGGTGCTTTGCAGCCCGGGCCGCGCTCAGTCGATCCGCTACATCCTTCTTTGATGGCTTTGTTCTGGCGCGCTTGCGTTCTGGCTTGGGCGGCAGATCACCATTCAGCTTGGCCTGCCATCTGGCCTCGTCTTCCTCGGTCCACGTCATGTTCTTGATGGGTGCCAGGCTATTGCCCAGCTTCTGGATTTTTCCGCCATCAGAAAGGTATGCGTTCACGGCGCGGGCAATGGCTTCCCGCTCCGCCGCTTTGTGCTCGGATAAAGGGGTCATAATTCATTCCGTGACATACTGGCGTGACAGGTCAGGGCAGGGCGACCAGCTCCTGCAGCGCCGCGTCATCCAGGCGGTCGGCTGCGTGGATTAACCTGGTCACCAGATCCTGCTCTTCTTCGATATCCACCCGCTGCATGGTGCGCAGCAGGCGTTCATCTGTGGCGTGGTAAAGGTCGAGGGTTATGCGGCGGGACAGCAGGAGGGCTTCGCGCTCCTCCTGCCTGAGCTTGTCCCGGGCCCGCTGTTCGCGTTTTCGCTGGGCTGGGGATTTGGCCATGCTACCCCTCCGTCACTTGCTCAAACTCGCCATCGAACACGAACTCGTTGTCCTGCGGAATGCCAGCCTCTGCTGCCTCGTCAAGCACAACTGCTCGTTGAATCTCCACCGACACAGGCAGGTATTTGAACAGGCGGCGAATGGCGGTTTTCTTAGCCATCTCTTCCCAGTGACTTACCCAAGGGCCAGACTTTCCTGCCTTGCTCTGGGCTCTCACTGCCTCAACCTGGGCATGACTCATGACCTCGAACTGAACGCCGCCACCCTGCAGCCGAGCAACGGCGTAGACGTGCGTAATGGGGCCTGCATCCTCGCCTTCGTAGGGCTTGTGCGTCAGGTCTTCATGCAGACCAAGCTGGTAGTCGAACTCGTCATGCTGGCGCACGGTGCGGGCCGTCAGGCTGATGATCTGGCCGGATCGGCGGGCAAGGTCGATCATGCCGCGGTACCCGATGATCAGTTGTACCTGTTTTCCGTAGGGCAGCAGATAGGCGTGGCCGAGTGAGTTGCCCGGCTCGAGCCCTAGCTGGGCGCACTGGATGACCGAGCCGAGAAAGCTCTGCTGGTCACACTGCACCAGGGCAGGGGTTTTGCGGATCTCGGTAGTGATGATGCGAGCCATCCGCTCGGCTGTCATGTGCTTCGGCAGGGCGGCTGCGAGCTGCGCCTTCATCTTGGGACTGGAAAGCATGACCGCCAGATTGTCTGCAGGGGAGCGCGGCTTGACCTGCTTTCCAGTGGCTTCCATGTCCTTCTGTGAAAAGGGTGCTACGTTCTCGGTGCTCATCTCAGCTCCTTTGCCCAGTAGGGCAAACTCAATGTTTCCAGGCCAGACCACTCGCCCGTGCGGATGCACTCGGCATAGGTGGCCATGTCCTGCAGGTAGGTATCCCGGCCAACAGCTTTCGCTTGTTGATCCAGGGTGAAAATGCGAACGGGGTATTTGCCGCAGTCGATACTGGTGCTGACCACCAGAAATACGAATGCGGAGGGCTGCTCGCCAAAGTGAGCTTCGTATCCGTCGCAGTAGAAAGGGTCTTGGACGTGGTAGCGGTAGTCGTAGACAGACCGGGCAAACCGGTCCATATCGGCTGTTGTCTTCACGTCAGCGATCCAGCCCAGCGAGGGGATGGTTTTGTCCGGCCTGCATCGCGCCAGAAGGCCGGTGCTTTGCTCTTTCCAGTAGATGCTGGCCTCGGCATCACCTTCAGCCTCAACGAGCCATCTGGCGTGCGGGTGGGCCATCACGCTTTCACGAATCAGCTGAACCTTGCGACCTTCGTCTGCCGTGAGGATCGTTTGCCCGGTAACGCTAGCCTCGAACTCTTCCCACTGCTGCTTGCCGGCCTTGGTGCGCCGGTCACACTCAGGGGCAATCACGTACTGCTCGCCGAACCGGTGCGGCTCCAGAAGAATCGCGTGCACCGCGTCGCCGATATTCAGCGCGGACTTCTTTTCTTCGTCTTCTGGGGCTGCCTTGCTCCACTGGAACAAGGCAGGGCTTTTATTGATCAGGTCGAGCTGGGATTTCGATATGCCTGGACCTTTGTGATAATCGTCATTGCTCAGGTCCTGGTAATAACCGGGCTCCATTTCACACCTCGGAAGCAATAGCCAGGGCCGCGATGATGCCGCCCCAGAGAATGAGAAAAATGGTCAGTTCGTGGCAGAAGCGGCGGAGGGTCATGATCTGGGCACCCCCTCCGGAGCATCAACGGCACTGCCTGTATCCGGGTCGTGCAGGACCAGAATCCGCGTACCGCCGCGCCGGATCATTGTGGCTGGGGCCATGCCGGCATTTACGACGTGGAACAGGCTCGGTTTGCCCTGCCACTCGGACAGAAGAACCAGCTCCCGGGCGAGCTGCCGCAGATACTCTTTGCGGTCTGCTTTCTCCTTCTCGATGCTTTCCAGAAGGGGCGGGTCTGTTGTCTCGATGTAGCCGTTGCCGTCGCACGTCGGGCAATCAATGGCGCCATCACAGTTAGGGCATCCGCAGTCGCAATCCCGGCTGCCGTCACCGTGGCAGTCGGGGCACTCATATTCCTGCGGGTCTGGCTCATCGCCGCTCAGCAAGAACTCGCATGCCTTCCTGCCAGCCTCTGCGATCCGGTCTTCGCGCCATTGCTCGAATGGTTTGATGATCATGGCTCCCTCCCTATCTTCCGAGCCTTCGCCGTAGCGATGTGGTTCATATGCCCGGTCTCGATGATGTCCAGCAGATCCCGAGCCAGCGCCTTGAGGTCGGCAATCTCTCGCCGCCGGGCCGTATCCAGCAGCGCTGAGTACCGGTCATGGCGGATCTGATCAATGTGGCTCAGCAGCAGCTGAACTGTTGTTTTGGCCGCGGGATCGCATTTGATGTGCGGCAGGTCGGTGGTCAGGCTGCGGATGATGTCGTCTGCTTGGGCGATCTGGTCTAGCTGGTCGTCGGTGGTGGACGGGACAGGATTCCTCATCACACACCCCTCAGCCACACAGCGGCGGCTCCGATCATCAGGCCCAGGCCGATGGCAATGCTCAGCGCCACGTAGGCGCCCAGAGCAATGCCAGCGATGGTTGTCAGGTTCTTCGTCACAGCCTGCCCTCCTTCTTCATGTCGGCTTTCCATGCCTCGCCCAGGGTCTCGCCGGCGATCTGTTCCAGCGCCTTCCTGAACGGCTTGGCGGCGTCCCGGGTATTCAGGTCCAGGCTCACCGAGCACTGGCGCAGGAACTCGAACACGACCTCGGAATCGACCAGGTCATAGATGCGCTCGCTGGCCACCTGCTTGAACTGCTCGTACCTGACCAGGTCGGTGTCCTGGCCATTGAGAAGGTCGATTTCCTCGAAGTAGAAGTCGGGCTCTTCCGGCGGGTCTTCCGGCGGCAGCATGTTGTCGTAGGCCAGCTGGGCCGACCGCAATGCAATAGCGTTCTGCACGTGTGAATACATGGTCGTGTCCTCATGGAGTAGCCACTGGTGAATGCCCGCACGCCAATACGTTTGCCTCCGTATGTTGACGAGCAACAAGGCGCGAGAAGCCGGGCATTCCCGGTGGCTGCTGAGAAAAGAAAGGGGGAAGAGGCCCGTGACGTGGGCTAGGCGCATCGAATCGCCCCGGTGATGAGCCGGGAAAGGGGTCTCACGAAACCCTGGCTACGGATTACCCCTGGTGCGCCTTGCCCCGCCGTGAAGAAGGGCGTGCCGTGTTAGGTGCCGGCGGCTAACAGTCAGAGGGGGCCGCATCCGTTGGAGCGGTACTGCTGGGTAAAGGGTGCCGGTTACGGCTCCGGCGCGGAGGGGAGAGCTGCTATCTGTCCAGCGGGGCCCACTGGCGGAACACCGCGGGCGTGGTGAAGGTTCCCCCGGCCTTCTCAAGACAGATCGTGTCGAAAAGCTCTGGGGCCGTTTGCAATCGGTAACCCGGCGAAACCTTCGGCATTTCCTCCGCCTCAAACTTCGCTATTCGGTCGGCGATGTCTTGCTGTGTCGGGTATTTGCCAACGCCCATGCCGATAGTTACTTCGGCGCGCTTATCGTCATCCTCGGTGTGAATCAGATGAACCACGATATCGAACTGGGCCGGTCCGTGAACCGGGCTTAGGGAGCTCATGTTGTCGTCCTCGCTGTTTTGTCTTCCCGGATGGCCCTGTCGCCAAGGCCATCGAGGAAAACTTGCCCATACCAAACCGCCTGGGTGGGGCGGGGCGCATTGCTTGCCGGGTCATTCGCTCGGTTCGGTCATACCAACCTCGTCAGCCGTCACAGTTGTCTGTGCGTGGGCAGGCTACATGCCTGTCTGATCGCCGGTCGCCGGTAGAGGCAATGCGGTCTGTTTCATGCGCTTTTACATTCAGCCGCGCATGGCCGGAAGCTGGGGCCTACTGCCGGCGCGCTGCCGGTATCAGCCCGTTTCATTCCCCAAGTTGTGCAAGAACGGTCCGGTTGCCCGGTAGCGCGGTGTTCTGCGCTGTTGGGAGTAAATATAGGCATACCTGTAATCTCTGTCAACAGGTATTCCTATAAAAATATAGGCGAGGTGCTTAGAGGGATTGCGTAGTTGCTGATATACGCCCCGGCAGATGCGGATAGCGCGCGGAACGTGGCGCTTTGATATGCTTGAGGCTTCACAAGAATATGGAGAAGGTCATGAGTAAGGGGGCAATGGGATTCTGGGTAGGCGTGTCATGGGTAATGGCGATTGCCACTGTTTTTGCGGCGCTGCTTCTATGTATTGGATACGGTGTTATAGAGGTTCAGGGGCGGTACATCACCAAAACTGTGGTGAACTGGCCTCTGGTGGCTGGGTGTGCGATAAGCGCTGCATATGCGGTGATGTTTGCCGTAGCTATGAGCATGATGAGAATCTCCGCGCTGAATACTCGGGCAATGTTCCAGCGGATCTTGGAGCAGGAAGCGAGGGCTGCAGAGGAGCTGAGTCCGGGCCAGGATCCCGGCGCTGAATAGCCATATGGCCCAGCGGCTGCTTGTGGCGCGGAAAGAGGGCAGCGTGCTGACACTGGCCCGAGATAGCGCTCATCTGTGACCCTGTTCCGCGCCCATCGCGGACTGATTCGCAAATCGGGAAGGGGGCGCGGAGGAACTACGCGCTGGCTGGTACGCTCTGGAAATCGTTATTTCTGGAGGCTGACATGAAAAATGATCTTCGACTGATCGCGGCTTGGCTCACCATTCCGGTACTGCTGGGGGTCGGCTCTACTGTCTGGCTTATGGGGATGCCCGAAGAGCAGCTGGCCGGGCCGATCTTCCACTTGGCATTCGGCGCGCTTCAGCTGGGGATGTGTCTGACCTGCGTTGCGGGGACGGTGGTGGTCATGAAGCTGCTGAGACAGCGGAGGGAAGGGCGGGCGTAAAAAAGCCCGCTCGGGGCGGGCGTTCGGGAGTGCGACTCTGGCTATCCACCAGGAATGAAGCGTGCCGCAGTAAATGCGATTCCAGCAAGAACACCGGCAACTGCGATGAATTTCCACGTCTGCTCATTCACCGCTTTGTAAACGTCAACCTTCAAATCGGCGATATCGCTTTTGGTCGCCATCACGCCACCAATACCGTCGAGCTTGGTTTCGACGCGAGCAAGTCTCTCCCGAATCTCCGGGATAGCTTTCTCCAGCTCTTGAACGCGTTTTTCCAAGTCGTCACCTCCGGGTGGCTGGCCTCCAGTATGGCCACTATTCGCCTTCCTGTCACCCCAGCTGCCGCGGATCACATTATTGCTCATTCTTGGTTCCCTCCGGCTTCGCCCTCCTATACCTTTCGATGGCAAATACGTTTAAAAACTCCATGTGCGAACACTGATCGCACTCGATAGCCACCACTGGAAGGTATTTGTCCGTGATCTGATGGGTCTGTATACCAACTATTGGCATATGGAAAACCGCCATCCACCGCTTACGCATGTCACCCGATTCCGAGTCTCCAATGTCAGGGGAGCCCGGATCCAGATGGAATCTCCAGTCACGATCTTCTTGGCCGCACGTCGGGCATTTATTGCTTCGTTGGGTGTAATCAAGAAAATCCAACATTTCCTGAAAAGTGATTGGGGAATTGAAAACACTGTATTCATCCATAAAGAATCTCCAGAAGCGCAGCCATCTCACTCGATGCCAGCCCTCAAAACACCTCATATTTCCCAATCACCACACCACAGATGGTCGCATTCCCATTGATGCGGATGATCTGATCCGGCCAGTTCGGGTTCAGCGCCTTCAAGTAGCGCTCCTCGCCCTCAATGACCAGCTGCTTGAATGTGGCTTCTTGGCTGTCGTCCAGCTTCGCGATCACTGGTGAGCCGTTCTCGGCCAGCTTGTCGGGGTCGACGAAGATAATGTCGCCATCGCGGAATGACCGGCGCTCATGCGGGTTGAACATCGACTCGCCCCGGACGCGCAGTGCATAGGTCCGGGGACCATGTGAGGTCGGGCAGGGCATCCACTCTTCAGCGTCACCCACCGCATACAGATCTTCTACCTCGCACCACGCTCCAGCCTGGACCCACGAGATAAGCGGGACACGGCCCCTGATATCGGGGCCGGGTTCTACGTTGGAATCGGAAGGCAGCATCCGGCCGCGGCCTGTTTCCAGCCACACAGGATCGACACCGCACGCCTTGGCAATGGTGGCGTTATATGTGGAGGACAGGGATTTACCGGTCTCCAGTTCGGAAATAGAGGCTTGCTTAATACCCACAGCATCCGCCAGGGCGGCCTGTGTGAGCTTGGCATGTTTCCGTGCTGCCTTAACTCGATCTTTGTATTCCATGACCACTTTATAAAGGTTCGCCTATACGCTTGCAAACAGGTATACCTGTGCCCATAATTACAGGCATCCCTATAAGGAGCTGCATATGAATATTTACGAAAAGCTCGTAAAGCATTTCGACGGCCAGGTGAAGACCGCAACCGCTCTTGGTGTCGAGCAGGGGACTGTTTCGGGGTGGGTGCGGGGGAAGCATGGCATGAACCCCATCACCGCTCTCAAGGCAGAGCAGGCGACGGACGGGCTGTTCAAAGCCTCCGATCTTTGCCCGTCCCTGCGCAGCGTCAGCGTCCCTGCCGCGTGACAAACCCATTCTGCGCCACCCGGCGCCACAGGAAAACTAGAACATGAAAAAGCATCTGCTAGAGACGCGGCGCGAAGTGATGAAGGCGGTAACCAGCGAATTTGCCGGCGGCCAGGCCTGCGCAGCCGCTCATCTGGGCATCAAGCCCAAGCGCCTGCAGAACCAGGTCTACGAGACGGCCGGCTGCATGCCGCTGAGCGATACCGAGATCCAGGCGCTGGAAGCCGTCACCGGCACCACCCACCTCCCTGACTACATCTGCGCCATGTATGGCGGCGTGTTTGTTCCGATGCCCCAGAGCGACCTCGACAACGTGGACCTGTACTCCCGGGCCATCAAGACCCAGACCGCGCGCGGGAAAGTCGACCTGATGATCCAGGCGGCACTGGCAGACGGGGAGATCGACGAGGCGGAAGCGCAAGAAATCAGGGCAGTACACAACAAGCACGTCGCGGCGCGGCATGCCGAAGTGGAAGCGGTGATTGCGCTGCACGCGAAGGGCTGAATTTCAGGCAAGAAAAAGCCCAGCTGGCGGGCTGGGCTCGGGTACTACCAAACAGTGAAGGAACAATAAATGACTATCGTGACTTCGTCAAACGTGAGAATCGGAAGCGTGACCATCAGGCGTGACACTGAGGGTCGCTTTCGTCTGAACGACCTGCACAAAGCGTCCGGAGGTGAGAAGCGTCACGGCCCAAGTTACTGGCTATCGAACCAACAGACGATCGACCTGATCACCCTTTTGCAAACTACCGGAAATCCGGTAGTTACTCTGGAAGGCCGTAATGGCGGCACTTATGTGGTGAAAGAGCTGGTTTACGCCTACGCCATGTGGGTGAGTGCCGAATTTCATCTCCACGTCATCCAGACCTTCGATCGCCTGGTTGAAGCGCAATCAGAGATCGCTGAGGCTAAAGCTGCCCGCCAGCGCGCCCGCCTGGAAGCTCCATTCCTCACCGACGCCGTCAAGTACAACCGGCTCGCCGCCGGCAAAGACCTCAAGCCATACCACTTCAGCAACGAATTCGACCTGATCAACCGGGTTGTTCTCGGCTGCTCATCCAAACAGTACCGGGCTGCCCATGGCCTGGCTGCAAATGATCCTGTGCGTGACACCCTGACGCCGGCCGAGATCCGGGCGGTGGAGCACATGCAGCGCCTGAACGCCTCCCTGATCGACATCGGTATGCCGTTCGACCAGCGCAAGGCCCGGCTCCACCAGGTATTCATGCTGCGCCACCAGCGCGCCCTGATAGCCGAAACCGTTCGGCTGGAGGCATAACCGGCCATGCAATACACGCTGACCATCAGCCAGACCAAGGCCCTTGAGTGGGGCTTGAATGCCCAACAGGCCCTGCTGTTCTCGTTCGTTTACGAGTGCCCGAGCTGGGCGAACCCGATCACCACGGATAACGGTGTTTTCTACGCGCTGAGCAAGGCCAAGATCGTCGAGGAGCTGCCTCTGCTTACCGACAAGCCGGACACCGCTTACCGCCTGCTGAAACAGCTGGAGGCTGCAGGGACCATTGAGCTTTCCCACACCGCCGGCATCACTCTGGTGCGCCTCACCGAGAAGGGGAAGGAGTGGAACAAAGCGCTCGATGGGTCGGAAAAATATCCGAGCAAGAAGGCTGCACAGGGTCGGAAAAATATCCGAGGTACCTCGGAAAAATCTCCGAGCAAGGTCGGAAAAAAATCCGAGGTAGGGTCGGAAAAATCTCCGACAAATCAGGATACCAGTAATCAGGGTACCAATCAGGATACCAGTCATAGTTTGCCGGTCGCCGCTGACGCTGCTCGCGGCGAGGCGCAGTTGAGCGCTGCGCCACGGGTCGAGATCCCCAGCGACATGCCAGGACCCAAAGACCCTTCCTGCAAAACCTACAAGGCCTGGGCGAACTACGCATTCGCCTATCGCCGCCGCTACAGCGCCTGGCCAGTGTGGAATGCCAAAGCTGGCGGCCAGCTAGGTCAACTGATCGACCGCCTTGGTGCCGAGGCCGCGCCGCAGGTCGCCGCGTTCTACGTCGGGGTCAACGACGCCCGGCTGATCAGCGACTGCCACAGCCTGAACGGCCTGCTGGCCAGGGCTGAATCACTGCACACCCAGTGGCTGACCGGCCGCCAGATGAACGGCCGCACCGCCCGGCAGCTGGAGGACACCCAGGCAAACATCAACGCGGCACAGGACGCTGCCAGCCGCATCCAGGGAGGTGCCATCGATGCAAACCCTTTCCTCTGACCAGATCGCCCAGCTGGCCGCCGCCATCATCGCCACGGCCGAGACCCTGGGGCAGACCATGAGTGCCAATGCGGCGCAGCTGATGGCCCAGGACCTGGCCGAGCATCCTGCTGATCACGTTGCCGCCGCGCTGCGGGCCTGCCGCCGGGAGCTGACCGGCAGGCTGACACTGGCTGCCATCCTCGAACGCACCCAGGCAGCAGACGGCCGCCCGGGGCGTGATGAGGCATGGGCCATTGCCCTGGCAAGCGCCGATGAGTTCAACACCGTGGTGATGACCGATGAGATCCGGCAGGCCATGGGTGTAGCGGCACCGATTCTGGAGGCCGGCGACAAGGTGGGCGCTCGTATGGCGTTCCTGTCGGCCTATGACCGCCTGGTTACCGATGCTCGCGCCGAGAAACGCCAGACAAACTGGACGGTGTCGCTCGGGTTTGACCCAGACCTTCGCGCCCGGGCCATCGAGGATGCCGTGCGGCTGAAGCAGCTGCCGCGCCATGTGGCCGATCAGGAGCTGGCGCGCCTGAGCTATGACGCTCCGCCGAGCGCCGACGGCCTGGCAATTGCTGGCCTGCTGACCGGCAAAGTGGCACGGCCCAGCGAGGAAAACCGTGAGCGATTCCAACAGCTCAAGCAACACATCGAGGAGGCCGAGGAGGCACGGCTGCAGCGCGAGGCCGCGGAGCGCGACGCGCGGATCGCTGAATTCGAGAAGCGCAGAGCTCAGGCGCTGAGCGAGCTTGAGAAACGCGAGGGGGCGAGGGCATGAAGCTCACCAAATGGCACTTCGAGCTCCACGACGGCAAAGGCGGAATCGTCATCTACGGCCAGCCGGTGAGTAAGGAGCAGGTAATCGAGGACTGCCAGGCGCGGTTCGGGGAAGAGAGATTGAGGGAGGTGACACATGGCTGACGAAGTGGATATCAGCACGGACAGGATTCTTCGGGCAGCTGAAGAGCGCACAGCCGCCATTCGGGCCAGCCTTCAGGGCGAGGGACAAGACTGGTGCGAAGACTGCGGCGAGGACCTGACCCCGGAGCGCCGGAAGGCCGCGCCATGGGCAATCCGCTGCGCTCCCTGCCAGGGCGTGTTCGAGGAAAAGGGGAGGGTGTGGGCATGAAGTGCTTCACGGAGTCTGAGCTGATGGAGAAGCTGGTCGAGGCGTACCGGCGTGGAGTCAGCGACTGTGAGTCATTCGGCCTGGCCGTGGTTGACGAGGCATGTGCTGAGCAGATCGAGAGCCGCCTCACTGACATGATCCACGAAGACGCCGGCGGGCATGACGGATGGGGGAAGAAGCGTGGCTGAGCGCGTATCCGTCAACAGTGCGGCAAAGCTGTCCGAGGCCATCACCAAGCTGACCGCGATGTTCCGCGAGAAAAAGTATGTGGTGGTCAGCCTGCGCCCCGGGAAGGACCGCACGCTGGATCAGAACGCGCTGTGGTTCGCCCTGTACCAGCGCATCGCTCAGATGACCGAGATCGGCGACGTGGAAGAGGCGCGCAAGTACTGCAAGCTGCATTTCGGCGTGCCGATCATGCGCGCCGCTGATGCTGACTTCCGTGACGGTTGGAATCGGCTTTTCCTGCATCTCGACTATGAGCAGAAGCTGGAGCTGATGGGGCCGTGCGCCCTGTTCGGTCCCGATGGTTTCCCGGTAACCCGGCTGTTCAACCGCGCCCAAGGTATCGCATACACAGATCAGATCGTTGCCGAGTTCAGCGCCCGGGGCGTGGTGTTTGATGACCTGCTGGGGGAGGTGGCGGCATGACCCGAATCGTAAGCAAAAAACTCCGAGACAGCGCGCGCGGCCAGGATTGCACTCTGCGCCTGCCGGGCTGCCGGTTCAATCCCGAATACACCGTGCTCTGCCACCTGCCGGTCGGCATGAAGGGCATGAGCATGAAGAGCCCGGACCTGTTCGCCGCATTCGGCTGCGACCACTGCCATGGGGTTATCGATGGCCGCATCAAGGGGGAGTACGACCATTCCGACCTGCTGCGGGCCTTGGCTGAAACGCAAATGAAGTGGGTCCAGATGGGCCTGCTCACAGTGAAGGGGGTTGCATGACCGCGCACGAGATTCTGGCAGCAGCACAGAGCCACATGAAGGACCGGGCCGCAACGTACGACAGGCCGGAAGGCGAGCGCAGTATGTGTGCCACTGTGGAGGCGTTCAGGGCGATTACCGGTATCAGAGTTACCCAGGAGCAGGGCTGGCTGTTCATGGCGCTGCTGAAGGCGGTGCGCAGCCAACAGGGCGCATACCGGGCGGACAGCTACGAAGATGGCGCGGCGTACTTCGCGCTGGCTGGCGAGGCGGCCGGGCGGTATCACAAGAGGCCAGTCATCCGTGAGCTGTACACCGAGGCGGACGAGAATCGCATGGACGTGGTGGGCTCCAACGGCAATTGCGGAATCCATTATGTCGATCCGCACGGATGATCTGCGGTGAGTGCTGGATCAGCGGAGCTGGCGCGCTGGATTGCAGCCGGCCCGAACACCTGGCGCATCGGCAAATGGACGGTATACCGCTCCCTGCTTCCGCAACCGGTGTTCTGGGTCAGCTCGGGCTCTGGCAGGCCGAAGCGGGTGGAGACGAGGGAGCAGGTGCTGGAGATGATCAATGAAAATCGGGATTGACCCAGGTTGTAGCGGGGCGCTGGCGGTTATGGACGGCGAGGGCCGACACGTTGCCCATCTGCTGATGCCCACGATCAAGGTTGGCACCAAGAGCCGGGTAAACGGTGCGGCGGTCGGTGCGTTCCTTCGCGAGAACGTCACGGCTGACTGTCACGCATACCTTGAGCAGGTCGGCGCCATGCCGGGCCAGGGCGTATCCAGCATGTTCACCTTCGGGCATGCCGCGGGCGTTGTTGAAGGACTGCTGCAGGGGCTGGGTATTCCATACACGCTGGTCACGCCGCAGGCCTGGAAGAAGCGGGCAGGGCTGATCGGTAAGGACAAGGACGCTGCTCGTTCCCGGGCCATTCAGCTGTACCCCGAGTTGCGGGTACTGGATCTGAAAGGGAAGGGGCAGGCGGTGGCGGATGCATTGTTGATTGCGCGATTCGGGGAGGTGACAGCATGAGACTCACAACGGCGCGGGCGGCGTGGCATGACTCCAGTTACGTCATGACCAGGGGCGGTTTGTCAGGTCTTGCTGACCGGGCAAGGCTGGGGGTGGCTGTGCAGACCACCTCTCGGGGCAACACGGCCGACCATGCGGTGCACGCGGCGCTGGCCGGGATGATCCAGTCGGTGATCGCCAAGCTGCATCCGCAGATCCGGGTATTCGGTGAGTTCATGTACTCGGCGCTGCAGGATGATGCGATACGGGAAGCTGCGGAGGATGTGGTTTTCGCTGCCACCATGAGCAAGGCCAAGCGCATGACCGAGGCAAAGCGGGAGCGCGCCTTCTACGTGGTAAAGGGAGTGATGCATCGGTACCGGTACATGCACCAGGGCGGGCAGTCGGCAAACCCTGACCCGCTGGCCAAGCCGGAGGCGTTCAGGGCTTGGCTGTTTGACGAGTATGGCGTGAGGCTGGAGTCAATGCAGTGGGCTCGGGAGTGGGACGAGTTCATCGACAACTGCTTCGCTTGTTGCGAAGAGCTCGACCGCCGAGCGTTGAGCCCGGTGGCCGCTGTGATTTATGAGGCAAAGGAGGTGGCATGAGTATGGTTGAACACAGCGAGACGCAATCAGACACATGGGTGTTGACTTCCCGTCCGGCTGGAGGCATCATTTCGCTATCTTAGAATTTTTGCCTTTGGCAAACACGGCCCCCACACAGAGAAATCTGGCGCTGGGGGTTTTTCATTTCGAGCCTCGCCATTGTGCGGGGCTTTTTTGTGCCCGAGAGGATCTCCCATGGCCGAGCCGAGCAGCACATCAATACTGGCGGCCATCTTCGGAGCGGGTCTGGCTGGCGTACTGGCAGGCTTCGACGGTTCTGCCGCAGCAGGTGCTCTGTGCGGAGCGCTGATTTATTTCGCGTCAGCCCATGAGCTGCCAATGCCGCGGCGCATCATGTTCTTCTGTATCTCATTCGTGATGGGGTATCTGTCTGCCCCGGCGGTGGCCCGCGCTGAGGTATTCGGCATCGGCCCTATCGAGCTGCCGGCGCTGGCTGCATTCATCTGTTCCGCCCTGATCGTCACCGTAACCCTGGCCGCCATACGGACGCGGGGACAGGCGTCGCCCCGGGAGGGCTGACACCATGCTGACCACTATCACCCTGATCCTGTGCATCGTCCTGTTCGTCCGGTTGTTCACCTACCGGCGCCAGGGTGCTCAGTACCGCCCCGGCATGTCATGGCTGGCAGTGCTTGTCATGGCCAGTTCGGGCGCGGCATCGATATTCATCCTGGACGGGCAGCTGAAGATCCAGACACTGGCCTGGCCGCTGGTGATCCTGCTGGGCGTGCTCACTGCTGCGGCTGTCCGCTGCGAAGGCAATCTGAGCGCAGTCATGAAAGGTCCGGAACACTGGCGAGCTCGCGGGAAGCGGAAGCATTAGAAAGCGCCGGCCAGAAAACCATGACCTAGTGGTCACAATTGGAACGAGACTGCTCTAGCTCAAGCTTTGTCGTGGTATGGTCAGCCCCTTTGTTCGGCAAATGGGTGGCCTACCGTGACGATAAAACAAGAACTCATTCCAACTTTGACGAGCGGGGAGTTCGCTCGGCTGATGACCGAGGTGTTGGAGAGGGAACTCAAGGGTTGGGCGGCGAAGGGGATACTGGTCCGCATTCAGGGAGTAATTTCCAACCTCGAAGCCCAGCGGCAGATGGCTGAGGCGAAAAACTACCCGAAGATCTACAACATCGAGCTCAATGCAGACGGGCCTGTCACTCTGCTGGGGGCACGCGCAGTCTTTGAGGGCTGTAGCGACGGCGAGCTCGTTGAGGTAATCGGTTATCCGATCATCAACATTTTCCGCGGCGCGGTGACCGTCCAGGTCGAAGCGCTGGGCATCAAGAATGCGGAGTCGGAAGAACAACAGGCACAACGGCGCACACTCAATGCCAACCTGGCCGCCCTTTCTTCGCTGAAGCCTGCTCGGAACGCTTTCCCATTGTTGCCGATGGTCAGTGTCGATCTGATCCACTCCGCAGCTAGCTCCGCACAGGTGGACGCTGACTTCTTCAATGGCCTGGGTGGACTAATAGAGCGCTGCAGTGTGAACCGAGTACCGGTGCGCATCACCTCGGCTCAAGAGATTGCGGCAGCGATCCGAGAGAGTGAAGCCGACATCCTGGTGATTATCAGGGGTGGCGGGCCGGAGAGCGACTTCGCCGTCTTCAACGATGCCGAGGTCTTGAGCGCTATGGCAGAAAAGACCAGTTACCGAGTTACGGGTATTGGCCACAGCGGCAACACAACACTACTTGACCTGGTAGCGGATTATTCCGCCCCGGTGCCGGCAGAGGCTGGCGCACATATCAGAGATCAGCTGGCTCTCCTTGTTGGTCTGGTCTCGCGGTACGAAAAAACCATCAAGGCGCGAGAAACTCAGATTGAAGAGTTGAGCGTTGATATGGAGTTGATTCAGGATAAGGCCGAGAAAGAGATCGAGCGCCTGCACTCCAGCCTGCAAAGCGTTACCAAGTCGCAGCCTGCACGCCAGCCACAGCCGGCCAGCGAGTCCAAGCTTCCTTGGGTGGTAGCTTGTGTCCTGGCGGTTATCGTGATCCTGCAGTTCTTCCTGTAAGCGCCCCTCCCACGATAGGGCGCCACGGAATGGGGCCCTGCACAGCTGCGATTGACCCATCAGCGGTTTAATCGAGAGGAGTACCCGATGTCTGGCCCTAAGGTTGTCGAGCTCCGGCAAGAGGGCTGGCGCGACGGCATCACCGCGCTCAAGCAGATCATCGCTGATCTGGAGTCCGGCGAGCTGGAGCCCATCCAGTCGGGCGTGCTGGTGCTGATGGGCAAGGACGGCGGCATAGAGACCTTCGCATTCGGCCCCAGGGGCGACGATGTGACCTCGCTGGGCCTGCTGCGGATAGGCGAGCGGATCATTGTTGATTCGGCGCTGGGGGAGGAGTGATGGCAAAGCATCCCACCATCACCCTTCAGGTCCGCGTGGTCTGGTGGCTCAAGTGGTATATGGCAGGCGTAATCCTGATGTGCTGGCTCACTGGCCTGGACTTCGATGAGGTCAAGGTGAGGCAATATGTCCGCCGCGGGCTGAGAGCCAAAGTCATCCGCCACCCCTAATCCAAAACAACCCCATGTAACCCTGTGAGGTCTGTATGGCCCATTGCGGCGCAAAGACGCGCAGTGGCCAGCCTTGCAAAGCCCATGCAATGCCCAATGGCCGCTGCCGAAAGCATGGCGGCGCCAGTACCGGCGCGCCAAAAGGGAATCAGAACGCCCGGACCCACGGCATCTACTCTGACGCGATAGGCGAGGACGAGAAGGCGCTGTGGGATGACATTGAGATCGGCAATCTGGACCATGCGATCAAGGTTGCTCATCTCCAGCTGCGCCGGGCGATGATTGCCCAGCAGAAGGCGGAGGCTGTCGACGGTCTCGACCTCGACCTTGAAAGCATCAACGCCTCTGAGCCCGGCGGCGAGCTGGAGCCTGGCGATGAGCCCTCAGAGCAGTCGCGCCGGACAACCACTGTCCAGCGTCGCCGGCGTCCCTATGAGGACATCATCAACCGCCTGCTTGGTCGAATTGGTGACCTTGAGGCCAAGCGTGCAGACATTGCCAGCAAGTCTGGCCCTGCTGCTGACATGACTGACCTGCTGTCGGACCTGATCGCGAAACTACCGTCATGAGCACCGGAAACCTGATATTGGACCGGCAGCTGGCGCGCTGGTATCCGCTGAAAGACCACCCTGTACAGCTGGCCCTGCTGGATGCTGTGCCCGGCGGTGTGAGATTCCCCTTGGTGCCGGCTGGTCGGCGTAGCGGCAAGACTGAGCGCTTCAAGCGGTTTCTGGTCAAGCAGGCCAATGCCTACCCGGGCATCTACTTCGCTGCAGCGCCGACCCACGACCAGGCGAAGAAAATCTTCTGGGATGACCTGAAGGCTTTCACGCTGTCCTGCATGCACAAGAAGCGGCCCAGCGAGTCAGACCGGATCATCTTCATGCCGAACGGCAGTGAGATTCATGTCATCGGGCTTGATAAGCCCCAGCGCATTGAGGGCATCCCCTGGACCGGTGGCGGCATAGACGAGTTCGCTGATGTGAAGTCGGACGCATGGGAGGCCAACATTCTCCCGGCGCTGAACACCGTCAACCCGACCAGGCCGGATTACCGCGCCTGGTGCTGGCTGCTGGGTGTGCCGGACGGCCTGAACCACTATTACGACTTGTGCCAGAAAGCAGAGACCGGTGAAGACCCGAACTTTGCCGTGTTCCACTGGAAGTCTGCAGAGATCCTGCCGGATGACGTGATCGCCGCAATGAAGCGCGCCATGTCGGCCAAGCAGTTCAAGCAAGAGTTCGAGGCCAGCTTCGAGACAGCCGCCGGGCGGATCTACGAGGATTACAGCAAGGCGAACCACACCCGGGAGCGCATCCAGCCGCATGAGCAGCTGCTGTGGATGCATGACCAGAACTACACGCCCCTGTCGTCGGCTGTGGGTGTGCGCCGCGGCAAGGATGGGAACGACCTGTACCTGCTGGATGAGATCGTCCTGACCAGCGCAGTGTCACGCCAGTCAGCGCTGGAGTTCGTCGAGAAATTCCAGAACCACCAGAACAAGCATGTGCTGATCTACGGTGACCCCGCTGGCAAGGCCGGCGAGAAGCATGGTCACGCATCGGACTACACCGACATTGAGGGTGTGTTGAAGGCCAATGGCTGGACCTACACCCGCAAGGTCAGGCCGGCCCACCCGGCGATCAAGGACAGGCAGAATGCCGTCCGGGCCAAGATCTGCACTGCCGACGGCCACCGCAGCCTGTTCGTGAATCCGGTGACGGCGCCTTGGTGTGACAAAGGCCTGGCCACCGTCCAGCTGAAGGATGGCTCGTCATTTCAGGAAGACGACAAGAACAAGTATCAGCACATCACGACCGCCATTGGTTACTGCGTGGATCGTGAGTGGCCGATCAGAAACCAGATAGCCGGCACCCGCCGCATCCGAGGACTTACATAATGCCGGTGCAATCCACCAACCCTGACTATGATCGTCACCTGCCTGAATGGGAGCTGATGGACGCCGCTCTGGACGGCGAGCAGGCGATCAAGGCGAATCCGCGCAACCTGCCCAAGCCGAGCGGCATGGTCGAGGCGGAAAAGCAGGACGGGGAGGGTAACCGGTACCTGTACGAGGGCTATGTGGCCCGGGCTCAGTACGAACACTGGGTCCGAGACAGTCTGCGCTCCATGATGGGCCTGGTATCGCGCCTGCAGCCGGAGATCGAGCTGCCCAGCGGCATGCAGGGCATGCTGGAGAACGCCACCGCCGACGGCTTCGGCCTGAAGCAGCTGTTCTTCCGTGTGGTGCGCCAGATCGTGTCCCATGGCCGGGCGCCGCTGGTGGCGAACATCGACGACAACGGTCTGCCGTACTTCTCGACCTATGCGGCAGTCAACGCCATCAACTGGAAGATTGCCAGTCAGAGCGGGCGGCAGGACCTGGTGCTGGCCGTGTTCCGCGAATTCCGAGAGAAGGACGACAGCGACGAGTTCGGTCACGACTGCGAGCCGGTATATCGCATCTACCGCATGCGTGATGGCATCTGCCACACCGAGGTGGTGAACGATAAGGAAGAGGTGCTCGAAGAAGAGCGGCCGCTGGGTACCACTGGTGCGGACCAGCGCCTCGTCAAAGGCCTGGGCTATCTGCCGATCATCTACTGCGGCTCGACCGACAACAGCCCTGACGTGGACGAGGTGCCGCTGCTGAGCATGGCGCGCGCGGCGCTGAAGTCGTACCAATTGAGTGCCGACTATTTCACGGCGCTGCACCAGACCAGCCACCCGCAGCCGTGGGTATCGGGACTGGAAGGTGATGTCGAACTATCGGTCACCGGCCCCTCTGCAGCCTGGGATCTCGGACCCAACGGCTCATGCGGTTACCTGGAGTTCCAGGGCGCCGGCATCGAGGCCGTTCGCCAGGCCATGGATGACCAGAAGAACGCCGCCCTCGAGGCTGGCGCGAAGGTAATGGATATCGGCGGCAGCGAATCCGGCGAGGCCCGCAAGGCACGCCAGAATGATCAGCATGCCACGCTGCATAGCATGGTCATCACCGCTGCTGAGGGAATAGAGCAGGGTCTGCGCTACCTTGCCGACTGGCTGGGATTCGACGAAAAGCTGGTATCGTTCACGGTCAAGCCGGACTTCACCTCTGTCGGGGTTGACGCCCAGCTGGCGGCGCAGCTGCTGACCGCGGCCCAGGCCGGCATCGTCAGCCACGATTCGTTCTGGCTGTACATCAGCACCGGCAGGCTGCCTGATCGTGATTGGCAGGCAGAACTGGAGCTTATCCAGCAGCAGGGGCCTGCACTGGGCGGCCTCGGTCTTGAGGGGCTGAACAATGGCGAGCGCGAATGATCGACTTTCTGACCTCGCCATCGGCCACCAGATCTACCTGCAGCGGTACGGCGGTGGCGTAGCCCGGAAGATCATCGCTCTGCTGAATCGCGTCGATGCTGACCTGTATCGCCAGCTGACCGAGGCGCTGGAACGGCTGCCCCGGGAGGCGTTCACTGTGCAGCGGCTGGATCAGCTGCTTGTAAGCGTGCAGCGGCTCAATGCCGACGTATACCGCGACGCCGGCGAGGAGCTGGACCGGGCTCTGATGGAGCTGGCAGGCTACGAGGCGAGCTGGCAACACAGGGCGATCCAGTCTGCGCTGCCCGCGGCGGTGGCTGAGAAATTGTCACTGAACACTGTCACGGCATCGCAAGCGCACGCAGCGGCCATGGCCAGGCCATTCCAAGGCAAGCTGCTGCGGGAGGCGCTGACAGGCATCGAGCAGGCACGGGCGTACCGGATCCGCGACACCATCCGCATGGGCTTCATTGAGGGCCTGACCATCGATCAGATGGTGCGCCGGCTGCGCGGAACCCGGGCGCTGGGTTATGCCGACGGCCTGATGGAAGTCGACAGGCGCGGTGCCGAGGCGCTGGTGCGAACCGCGGTCAACCACACGGCCAACTATGCGCGGCAGGCGATGTTCGAGGCCAATGCTGATCTGATCAGTGAGTGGGAGTTTGTCGCAACGCTCGACGGGCGCACCACATTGACCTGCGCCAGCCTGTCCGGCAAGACGTTCAAGCTGGGTACCGGCCCGCAGCCGCCCCGGCATTGGGGATGCCGCAGCACGGCCGTGCCGGTGCTGAAGTCGGCATGGGAGGCGCTGGGCCTGAGCAAGTCCGAGATCGACCCGGGCACCCAGGCGAGCATGGACGGACAGGTCGCTGGCGATATCAGCTATGGCCAGTGGCTCAAGTCCAAGCCGGCGGCATTCCAAGACGAAGTGCTGGGGCCCGAGCGCGGCAAGCTGTTCCGCGATGGCGGCCTGAATGTGGACCGCTTCACGGATCAGCGCGGCAAGGTCTACACCCTGGACGAGCTGCGCAAGCGGGACGCGGATGCCTTCGAAAAAGCTGGTATGCTGGCGGCATGACCAAAAAGCCACCACTCCACGTGATCGAAGGCTCGCCCGAGCAGACGAACACTGACAAGCTCAAGAAGGCCCGCAAGGACAACCCGGCGGCGGCCCACCTGCTGACGTGCCACCGGTGCGGCGGCGCTGAGGTCATCGAGACCAAGGTCGGCATGATCTTCAAGAACGGCAAGGCCCAGGGTGGCACCAGGCAGATACTGTGTGCGGGTTGCTTCATGAAGGGACAGAGGGTGGTGTTGTGTTGATCCGGAGCCGGGCTTCATGATTGTTGTTTTCGCCGCCTCCTTAGCTTCGATCTTGATCGCATGCCTGGCATTCGCACTAGGGGCGTCGTTGGGAGCCTCTGCGGGAAGCGTTGAGATGTTCTTGAGCGTAACCGTGCCGACGCTGGCAGCAATTGGCGGATGGGTGTCTGGGATAGGGGCTTTGGCTGCCGTATTTGCAACCATTCGGATTTCGGCGCGACGCGAAGCCGAAGACTCAGAAAATTTGAGGCTTCAGGTGAGAACTCTCCTTCATTCTGATAATCCTCATCCTCTGCTCGGTTTAACGGTTACTTCCACTGGTAAGCGCCCGATAGTGGTGACTAGCGTAGTGTTTCAGATAGATGGGGAGCCGCATGTTCTGCAGCCCAGCAACCTAGTCCCTGGTAGCGAGAGGCTGCCCAAACGAATGGTGTATGGAGAGCAGTTTTCACAATATTTTTATCCGCGGCTGGTTGTTAAGCTATTCGAGATGTATGAACAGAGTGGCCAAGACCAGTTAAAAGCAAAGGCCATTGTCGAGTCGACAACACGTCAATTTGAGGTGGCTATCGCGGCAGAAACGCTTCATGCACTGATATGCCACTACAGAGAAAACCAGACAAGTTAAGCATGACTATTCAGTAGCCCTGACTCCGGTCGGGGCTTTTCATTTCTGGCCCGCCATCGTGCGGGTTTTTTTATGCCTGCAAGGCAGGCGCAACACTCCCGAGGGGATCGCAATGCCATTTGAATTTGATGCAGCAGCACTTGGACTGGACGACGAAAAAGCCGCGGCCCTCAAGGAGGCGCTCGGCGGTCAGGTTCAGGAATACTTGGACAAAGAAGTCTCCGGTCTGAAATCGAAGAATCAGGAGCTGCTGGGCAGCCTGAAAACCACCAAGACCGAGCTGGACGGCCTGAAAGGGCAGTTCGAAGGCTTGGACATCGAGGCGGTCAAGGGTTTGCTGCAGCGCGCCAACCAGGACGAAGAGACCCGCCTGATTGCCGAGGGCAAGCTGGACGAGGTGGTCACCAAGCGCACCGAGCGGCTGCGCAACGACATGGAGAAGCAGCTCAAGGCTGAGCAGGAGCGCGCGGACAAGGCTGAGGCCTTTGCCAAGCGCTTCAGCGACAAGGTGCTGGCTGATTCCATCCGTGCTGCCGCATTGAAGGCTGGGGCACTGCCCGAGGCATCCGAGGACATCATCCTCCGCGCCCGGGGCACGTTCACCCTCGACGAAAACGGCGAGGCAGTCGCTGTCGACGCAGATGGCCAGGTCATCTACGGCAAGGACGGCAAAACCCCGCTGAACCCGCTCGAGTGGGCGGAATCGCTGCGTGAAGCAGCACCTCACCTCTGGCCAAGGGCTCAGGGTGCCGGTCCGACCGGCGACAACGGTGGCAAGGCCACAAAGAAATGGGGTGATTACACCGAGACCGAGCGCGCTGCGCTGGCCCGGGACAACCCCGAAGCGTTCAAGAAACTTCTGGCCACCAAAGGAACATAACCCATGGCAACTACTCAGCTTTCCGACATCTTCGTCGGCGATTACTACGCGACCCTGGAGCCGGTTAACAGCCCGGAGAAGACCGCTGTCTACGACTCCGGCATCATCACCCGCTCGCCTGTGCTGGACGCCATTGCCAATGGCAGCCAAGGCACTGCCGAGGTGAGCTACTGGCAGGACCTGGACGCCGACGAGGCGCCCAACATCTCCAACGACGACCCGGATGACCTGGGTGAAGTCGGCAAGGCCAGCCAGGCGAGCATGACTGCCCGCGTGCTGTACCTGAACAAAGGTTACGGCGTGGCTGACTTGACTGCTGAGCTGGCGAACAGCGAGCCCATGCAGCACATCCGCAACCGCTTCGGCACCTACTGGACCCGCCAGTGGCAGCGCTACACCCTGGGCGCCGCCCGCGGCATCATCGCCTCCAACATCGCGAACAACGATGGAGACATGGTGATTGACGCCGGTGCCAGCATCAGTGCTGAAGCATTCCAGGATGCCGCTTTCACCGCCGGCGATGCGGCTGACCAGTTCGGCGCCATTGGCGTGCACTCGGTGGTCATGAACCAAATGGTCAAGCAGGACCTGATCGAGTATCTGCGCGACTCCGAAGGCCGAATCATTCTGGCCACCTACCTGGGCAAACCGGTCTTCATGGACGACAGCCTGACCTACGCGCCGGGCCAGTACCTGTCGGTGTTCTTCGGCAATGGCGCTTTCGGCTACGGCGAAGGCACCCCGAAAATGCCGGTAGAGCTAGAGCGTAAGCCCTCCGGTGGTAACGGTGGCGGCGCCGAGGTGCTGTGGGAGCGCAAGACCTACATCCTGCAGCCAGCCGGCTTCAGCTGGAAAGGCGCGAACGCGCAGAACGCTTCCCCGACTGCCGCTCAGTACGCCAGCGCGGCGAACTGGGAGCGCGTCTTCGACCGCAAGCAGGTTCCGTTCGCCGCCGTCATCAGCGGTACCGCGGCTGGCGGCTAACCCACACTCGAGCCAGGGACGGCTCAACTCCCCAGGAGATAGATCATGAAAGTCGTTTATACCGACCAGCCGGGCAACGAGCGCGGCGTGTGCTACCGCACCAAATTCCTCGGCGTTATCAGCGGCGCGACAGCTGTTGAGATCGAGGGTGACTTCCCCGGCGTGGCTGAGGCCTACGAGCGTGCCGGCATTGCCGTCAGTGGCAGCAAGCAGGGCGCAGGCAAGCAGGATGGCGACGAAACCGATCCCCACAAGATGAAAGTGGCGGACCTGAAAGAGTGGCTGACCGAGCAGGGAATCGAGTTCGACCCCTCCGCGAAGAAGGAAGAGCTGCAAGGCCTGATCCCGCAGCAGGATGGCGGCGAGACCGAGCCGAAAACCGAGGACTGATGCATGACCGACTTCATCACCGCAGCCGATGTAAACACCCTGCTTGGTCCTGGCTGGGCCGGCGGCGGTGATGAGACACTTGCCGTGACCATGGCCAATGCCTGGTTGACGGCCAAGATTACGCGACCTGTGCCCGAGCCGACCCCGAATGAGGTCAAGCTGGCCGGGGCACAGATCGCAAAGGAAGCTGCAGCGGGGCGAATCTTCGCTGCAGAGGATCGCGAGGTGGTGAGCACAAGCGTCACCGCCGGGCCGGTCACCACCGCCAAGACCTTCGCCAAGGGCTCCAAGCCGACCACATCCGGCGAGTCGTTTGCGCTGGCGCTGCTGGCGCCCTGGACTCGGCGGACCGGCACCATGATGCTCAGGAGGGTCTGACATGAGCCTACGCGCTGAAATCCTCGACGGCATGGCCGAGGCGGCTGCGGTGGTTGCTGAAATCGGCGACCTGGTGACGCTGGAAGTCTCAACGCCGGGCGGCTACGACCCGGTAACCGGTGTGACCACGCCGGGTGAAATCAAGACCCAGCTGGCCCGGGCCATCCTCGACAACTACAACCTGCAGTCGTCCGGTACCCAGTTCGCCGACGGCACACAGATCTTGCGGGACGACAAGAAGCTGTTCCTGCCGGCCATGCAGGATGTGGACATCACTGGAGCAATGAAGCCGCTCGACTGGGCGCCGACCTTGGAAACGAAGGTGACCGCAGCAGGCCAGCTCTGGAAGGTCATTTCCATCCAGACCATCAATCCCACCGGTGACCTGCTGGCGTACGAGCTGCAAGTGAGGCGCTGATGAGCTTTTCAGGTGATATGCAGCGGTTCATCACCAAGACGACCACCGCGCACAACACGATTGCCCGGGTGGCCACTCTTGAGCTGTTCAGTGGGGTGATCCGTGCCACGCCGGTGGACACGGGCCGGGCGAGAGGCGGCTGGCAAACCGGCGTCGGCAGCGCCCCGAAGGGCGATAACAAGCGACTGGACAAGACGGCAGCTGAGCCGCTGGCAGAGGTGGAGCGCAATACGCCGCCCGGAGCCGGTCAGGTGACCTATCTGGCAAACAACGTGCCGTACATCATGAATTTGGAGCAGGGCACGTCCAGGCAGGCGCCGGAAGGCATGGTCCGCAAAAACATGGACCGGGTCCAGAAGATGGTCGACGCGGCCATCCGCAAGAACAGGGTTTAACCCCAAGAGCACCAGAGCCCCGCCATCGAGCGGGGTTTTTTATGCGCCATGCCCGGCGCGAAACCACGGAGTCCTCATCAGAAAGAGTCCTGGAGAGCATCAGCTGTTGCTCTGTGGGGCTGATGTTTCTGGGCAACAGGACTCTTTTTCATGAGGAAACTGTGATGAGCAATATCATCCCCTTTCACTATCAGGGCCGGCCGGTACGATTCAATAGCGATGGCTGGATCAATGCTACTGATATAGCCACCCGTGAGGGGCGGAGGGTCGATAAGTGGTTGGCGACCCAAGAAACACAGGAATATATCAGCGCCCTGATGCGACATTTAAATACCCCGAAAAAGGGGGATTTGATTCAGGCCCGGCGCGGGCGCGGTGGGGGTACTTGGCTCCACCCGAAACTATCCGTCGCTTTCGCTCGCTGGATATCGCCAGACTTTGCTGTCTGGTGTGACCTACATATTGACGCACTGCTGCGCGGCGAGCTCACGGAGAAGCAGCAGTTCGACCGAGCCTGCAAGCGGCTTTCCGATGCCAAGGATGTCGCCAGTCTGAGCGGCAGGGAGTTGGCCAAGTTCCGATGGGCAAAGCCAGCCCTTGAGCGCGATGTCGACCACTGGCGCCGCCAGCTACAGCTAACTCTGGGGCTGGACGCGGCATGAGCGAAATCAAGATCAACGCCGCGCTGGTGTCTGCCTACCTGGCCTGCGGGGTGATGCCCCGGGAGCGCACGGCCTTCGAAGGGGTCGGATTCACACCAGTGGCCGGCCAAAGCTGGGCGCGGATCACCGACCTGCCAAGCTCGAACGACCCGGCAGGCCTCGGCCGGCATGCACCCGACGAGCGCCTGGGCATCCTGCAGATTGATCTGTTCCATCCGAAGGGCACCGGCACTGCCCCAATTCTGGGGGATGCCCAGTGGGTGCTGCAGTACTTCAACAAGGGTCGCCGGCTTGAGTACGACGGACAGGTCGTGAAGATCCGCAAATCCCAGCGCAGCCAGATCAGGACGGAAGAGCTCTGGCAGTCAGTGAGCGTCGACGTTCACTACATGGCTTGGACGTTCCCCCAGTAACCCACCCGCAGCATCCGCTTGCCCGCCTTGTGCGGGTTTTTTCATTTCTGGAGATCGAAAAATGGCTTACGCACAAGGCGTCAACGAAGACAGCTACATCAAACTGGAAGGCCCGGACGGCGCCCTGGACCCGGCCACCCCCTGGCAGCCCCTGCGCCTGATCAATAACGGGCTGTCGCAAACCTTCGAAGAGCTGGAGTCTGACGAGAAGCTGCCCGGCCGCCACACCGCCGAATCACGCCGCGGCGCCGCCAGTGTCACCGGCGATCTGGAAGCCGAGCTGACGTTCGGGACTTTCGACATGCTGCTGGAAGCCGCTTTCCACGGCACCTGGGAGAGCGACACGCTCCGCACCGGCAGCACCCGCCGCAGCTTCGCCATCCTGAAGCACAACGCGGACATTGGCCGCTGGCTGATCTATCGCGGCTGCGAAGCCGGTAGCGTGGCCATCGACTGCCCGCTGCAGGGCAAGATCGGCGTCACCTTCTCGATGATCGGCAAGAAGGAAGAGATCTACGCCTTCGACTCCGGCGCCGAGTCCCTGGCCGAGCCTACCGAAACCGTGATGATGACCACCTTCGAAGGTGATCTGCTGGAAGGCGGTACCGGGCTGAACCACGCGACCGCCCTGAACATCAACCTGGACAACGGCATGGAGGCTATCTACCGCCTGTTCAGCCGTGACCCGTATGACGTGAAGCTGGGCCGCATCAACCTGAGCGGCAGCCTGTCTGCTTACATCGAGGATGACCGGCTCAGGGCCAAGTACCTGGGCGAGACCAAGACCCCGTTGGTAGTGACGTTGACCGACGGTGACAACTCGTACCAGATCAGCATGACCCAGGCCAAACTCACCACCGCCACCGAAGAAGGTAGCGGCGACGACCCGATCATTCAGAACTACGACTTCCGAGCGTTTAACGACCCGACGCTGGATACCGAGATCACCATCACACGGATTGCAGCATGAAGCCGAGCGACTTTTTCACCCGTAACAAGGCGAACGAGGGCGAGCGCATGCCGCTCTCGCTCCCTGATGGCACGCCCACCGATGAATGGCTGCTGATCCGGGGCATTGACTCGGATGAGTTCCGCGCGGCCATGGACGAGCACCGGAGGGCGGTTCTGGCCAACGTAGCGATCGAGGATGAAGCGGAGCGGGCCGAGAAGAACCGGCAGGCTGGGCTGAAGCTGCACTGCGCGCTGGTGGCAGGCTGGTCTTTTGAGGCGGAGCTTACGCCCGAGGCAGTCGAAGAGCTGTTTCGTGAAGCGCCGCACCTGGCTATCGAGGCCGACAACTTCGCGTCGGATCGCAAGCGTTTTTTTCGGAAAGGCTCGGCGAGCTCAGCGAAGGACTGATTGCGTTCGCCGAGCATCAGCTGGGGCTGCTGAAGCCGGCCGGGCCAAAGCCGAAGAAAGGGCCGGACAAGCGCATCACCATTCGAGCCCAGCTGGAAGCGATAGCCAAGAAGACCGGCAAACGGCCGGCCAGGCTGGATGGCCCGCCGCTACCGGATGAGGTCGCCTATATCTGGCAGTGGTATTGCTCGGCCAGGCCGATAGATTCGCTGGCCGAGCTGAAAGCATGGGCCGATTTGCACGGGCGCAGGCTCAAGCCACACGAGATCGACTTGATGCGGCGACTGGCCTCGGCTGAGGATCGGGTGGCTGCACAATGATCGTCGCGGCTTAGCTCATGCTTGGCCGTTTTCATTTTTTTTAAGCGCAGGGGCTCGACGAGCCTCTTGCCTTCTCAGCAGCTCCCTCGCCTTCGGAAGTCTGGCAAGTATCGCTTGTGAGCGGGCGCTCTGATGCACCAATGCCGCCTGGCTAGACTTGCCTCTGGTTTGAATCCGGTAATCATCAACAATTGCTTGCCATTGAGCGCAGATGTCTATCTCGCTAGCGTAGTCTTTGGCCTTGCGATGGAGGATGGCGGCACGCTCAAAATAAAATGGCGCGGCGCAGGCTCGATCGCCTTCCGGCTGGCCCCAATAGGTGTCGGACTCAGCTTTGCAGCACTTCAACATGACATCCAGATCGTTCTTGCTTTGTGCTGCGTATTCATAGGTCGGTTTACCTGCGACCTTTGCGACGCCGCTAGAGGAGCAGCTCTGCCGAATAGGCGTGCGCCCGGGTTTGCGCTGTGCATCATGCTCCCTGACAATTTCGGTCCAATGCCTTCCAGGTTTTACTGGTTGATCATTGATCAGAGCCTGAACTCGAGCAGCGTTTGCTTCGATCTCAACGCGCTCCCGAGCGAGTTGGGCCAACTCTTTCGACGCAGCCGCATGCTCCCGTAGCTTTCTGATCAGCTGAGCGAGGAGAACAAGGGGAATAACGAATGCGGTGAGTGCAGCAAAGAACGAAATCGCGCCGGAAAAACTTACCCACAAACAGATGGCCAGAATCTCAACCGCTATCGCAGCGATGGTTCTTTCTATTGGAGAATATTCGCGAGGCGGCGCCGAAACCCGTCTTCTCCCGGCAGGCTTATACAGGTGAGTCGCGGACAAACCGGTGCCAGGTATGCTAGCGGTAACTCTTGTGCCACGCTTACTCAGGTTAACGGTTGCTCCGCGCACCCCAATGGAGGTGCTGATTCCTTTCTTGCCGAAGTTTACCCGGACACCGGGTATGATTTTTACGCTCTTCCTGAATCGTATGGCCATCAGAGCCTCCCTTGCTGATGTGCTTTCACGAAACGCTTAACGCTATCATCAGGCCATTAGGTCCGGAACTGGCTGTGCATACAGGCAGCATGTCGTGGGATGGCGGCGGCTGCTTTGGTATGCTCAAGCTTTTCGGGGAGGGAAGGTATGCGATTTTCAAGGATTGCCGTATTGGCCGTACTGCTAGCCAGCCAGGCCGGGTGCAGCGAAAGCCAGACGCCCGAGCAGCGTGCGCAGGCGACGTGTGAAGACGAGCATGATGCTTTCTGGATCTCACAGGATTTCGTAAAGCGAGCCCTCAAGGCGCCGAGCACTGCGGAGTTTCCAGCTACGATGCGCAATGACGGTATCCGCTCCAACTACCTGGGCGACTGCGTCCATGAAATCTGGGCTTATGTTGACTCGCAAAACAGCTACGGAGCGATGATCCGCACCACCTATTACGCGAAAGTGCAAAACCGGAAGGGAACCGATAATTGGAGCCTTCTGGATCTCAAGCTTTAACTGCACCTGATTTGGAACAGACCCGCTTCGGCGGGTTTTTTATTGCCCAGAGGAAAGCATGAAAAAAGAAGATTTCTACACCGTCCCGAAGGCCAACGCCGGCATTAAGCTGCCACTCCTCAAGGAAGACGGCTCTGATTCAGGGCAATGGCTGCTGGTGCGAGGCACCGATTCCGATGCGTTCCGCAAATCCAGCTTTGAGTCATCCCAAGCAGTAAGCAAGCTGCCGGAAGACATGGACGACTGGGAGCGCTCAAGAGCCATCGACGAAGTGATCCTGAATGACCTCGTCGCACTGGTTGCCGGGTGGTCATTCAAGGAGGCGTGCACGCCCGATGCTGTACGCGAGTTTCTCAAGAACGCCCCGCAAATCGCCGCGGCAATTGATCAGGTCGCTGCAGACCGCACGAAGTTCTATGGCGCGAAGCCTGCCAAATAACCCCAGAACCCCGATGGAGCATAGTGATGACTGAGTATGCGAAGTTGGTCGTCGCTGTCGACTCGACTCAAGTCAAGAGGTCCACCGATGACCTGCGCGGGCTGGCTGTCGAGTCAAGGAGGGTGGAAGGTGCCGCCGGCGCGCTGAAATCGGCCTTGCGCCCCCTCGCTGGCATTTTCGCCACGCTCAAGGTGAGCCAGCTGGTTCAAGAAACCACCTTGCTGAGCTCACGCTATGGCGAGCTGGGCATTGTAATGGAGGTGGTGGGCCGAAACGCCGGGTACAGCCGGCTCGAGCTGGATGCACTTGAGGATGGGCTCAAGCGCACCGGGATCTCCGCTATCGAGTCGCGCAACAACATTGCTCGGATGATCTCGGCGAACATTGACCTGGCCAAAGCAACCGAGCTGGCTCGGCTAGCACAGGACGCTGCGGTAATCGGCGGCCTGAACTCGTCTGACGCGTTCCAGCGGCTGGTGCGAGGTATCCAGACTGCAGAAATCGAGACGCTGCGCAATATCGGGCTGAACGTCAGCTTCGAGCGCAGCTATGAAGAGCTGGCGCAGCAGCTCGGCAAAACCGCCAGCGAGCTGACCGAGCTGGAGAAAGTGCAGGCACGCACCAATGGTGTGCTGCAGGCTGCTCCGAATATCGCGGGAGCTTATGAGGCCTCGCTGGATAACGCAGGGAAGGCGCTGCGTTCCAGCACTCGATATCTGGAGGATTTCCAGGTAAAGCTGGGGGAAGCGACCCAGCCGGCCTTCGCGAAGGGTGTCGAAGCGTACTCTGATTCGCTCAAGTTTCTGTCCCAGAACGTGGATGGCGTCATTCAGGTGCTGGAAACAGGCCTGTATGTCGCCCTGGCGCGGGGCGCTACTGCGATAACAACCAGCACCACAGCAATGGTGCTGCAGGCCGCCCAGCAAGCCAAATCGAACCAGCTGACCGCCCAGGCTGCTGCGTTTGAGGTACGTAAAGCCGAGGCTGCTAAGGTCAGTGCGCTTGCGGAGCTGAACAAAGCGCGAGCAACCGAAGCGGCTGCACTGGCCACCTTGGCGCAGAACCGGGCGGAGCAGCAGCGTTTTGCCCTGCAGGTCGCGCTCGCCAAGGGAACTGCCGAATACGCTGCGCTGAGCAGTGGGCTGGCTACAGTGAACCGCAACCTGGCTGCGTCCGAACAAGCAGTCGCCGCGGCAACCAGTGCGCGCACTGCAGCAACGGCAGCTGCTGCCGGAGCTGCCGCCACACTGAGTAAGGCATCGGCTGCGGCCGCTGCTGCAAACACCGCTGCTGCCGCATCCAGTGCCACCCTCGCAGGGGCCATGCGGGTCGTCACAGGCGTGGGCGGCCGCCTTCTCGGGCTGCTGGGTGGCCCTGTAGGGCTCCTCTTCACGGTCGGCGCGGTTGCCTTGTCATTTGTCGATTTCTCCGACAAGGCTGACGACGCAAAACGCTCCACCGATCGCTTGAGCGGTAGCCTGGATCGGCTCCGCACTACTGCCGAAATCGCCGAGCAGCGCTTTGCTGGTGCAACCGCAAACCTCGGCCGGATGAACAAGGCCGAAGTGGAGCAGGTCGCTGAGCGGCTGCAATTGGTAATGCGCCGCGAGGAGCAGGATCTCAAGCGTTTCCAGCGCCTGTATGAGGCCGGCAACAAGGGCATTACCCGTGGCTTGATACAGCAAAAGCAGGACAATATCGCTGCCATCAAAGAGCAGCTTGAGGTCCTCGGGGCTGCTACAACCGAGCAGGAGAACGCCAGCACCAAGGAGGGACAGGCGTACATCAAGCGCCTCAATGAGCAGCTCGTGATGCTCGGCGCTATTACTGAGGAAGAAAAGGTAAGGGCCCAGATTCGCGAGGGCTTAATCAAGGTCAGCCCGGCTGAGCAAGAGCGGCTTCTCATAATGGCTCGAGAAATCGATGCCAAGAGAGAGCTTGAGGAGGCGGATGATCGTCGCAAGCGGTCTCTCGAAGGGTTGGCCTCCACCTATCAGTCGATCGCCTCCAACCTGCATCGCGAAATCAATCTGCATGAAGATGCTGGCGAGGTTGCAAAGCTTCGTTATGAGATCGAGAACGGCAGCCTGCAGGGGTTGGCGACCCGGCAAATCCAGTATCTGGAAGGTCTTGCTCGCGAACTCGACGCCAAACGCGACCTGACCGAGCAGGAGCAGCGCCGAATTGAAATCCTCCGCGAGTCCGGCCAGTTGCGCGCCGCCAACGATGCTCAATTTGAGCTTGAGTATGCAGCCAAGATTGCTGAATACGAGAGACAGGGCAATCAGGAAGCCTTGCAGCGACTGGAGACACTCAGGCGCATTCGGGAAGTACAGCTTGCCGCTGATCAGGCGCCAGGGACGGTGGAAGGGGTTTCCCAAGCGCCGCGTAGCCAAGGCATTGATGCGATGTTTGGCGGTGCCACAGGCGAACTTCTCAAGCTGCAGGAGCAGGCTGCTGAGCTGGAAGCATGGCGCCAAACCGAGCTGGAGAAGCAGCAAGGGTTTCTCGAGGCGAAGGCGATCAATGAAGAGGTCTACGCCGAGCGCGTTCGGAATATCCACGAGCAGAACCAGGCGCAGCTCGCCAACCTTGAGCAAGCCCGTACTCAGCTGGCGCTGGCATCGACGGAACAGTTATTCGGCAGCCTCACAAGCATGGCCTCCACATTCGCTGGAGAGCAGTCCGGTATCTACCGAGCGATGTTCGCTGTCCAGAAGGCGGCCGCCATTGCGCAGTCAATCATTGCTATCCAGCAGGGTATTGCGATGGCCGCAGCGAATCCGTGGCCGGCCAACCTGGGGGCGATGGCATCGGTGGCTGCGGCGACCGCCGGCATTGTGAGCAATATTGCATCTGTCCAGAGCTTCGACGGCGGCGGTTATACCGGCAACGGCCCGCGGTCCGGCGGACTGGACGGCAAGGGCGGCTTCATGGCCATGGTCCATCCCCAAGAGACCATCATCGACCACACCAAGCAGAAGCCCGGGAGAGCCGGCGGCCCGCCGGAAGTCAATTTCACTGCTCAAGTGGTCATTGAGGCTCAGGCGGGAATGTCTCCAGAGGAAACGCGAGCGCAAGGTGAGATGGCAGCCGGGGCAATGCGAGCCACCTTCATGTCCATGATCGAGAAGGAATCCCGCCCCGGCGGCTTGCTCTGGAGTTTGTACGGAGGAGGGCGCTAATGGAGCTGTTCGATTTCCCGGTCGACAACGCGACCAGTATCGACGTTGCGTTCAAGGCGTTGCGCGCCGACTTCGGTGACGGCTACAGCCAAGAGGCCGGCGACGGCATCAACACGCGCAAGGAGGCGTGGCGCATATCCGCCGCCGGTCACTGGACTGACGGTAGCGGTATGCCGGTGAAGGCAATGTCCGAGTTCTTGGACAGGCAAGGCGGCTTCAAGGCGTTTCAGTGGGAGACACCTATGGGACAGACCAAGCTGTTCAAGTGTCGGGCAGGATACAGCCTGTCACACGAAGGCGCGGGCAACTTCAGGCTGTCCGCCACCTTTGAGGAGGTTCACGCACCATGACGCTGTCATCTGACGTGCAGCGCCTTGAGCCCGGCTCTGTGGTAACCCTGTACATCCTGGATGCCGAGGCCATCGGCGCCGAGACTTACCGATTCCATAGCCATGACGCAGCGGCAATTAGCTTCCAGGGTGTGCAGTACGACCCATGGCCGTTGGAGGCTTCCGGCTTCGAGATGAGCGGTACCGGTAATCCTTCGCCGAAGCTGCGGGTAGGTAACGTCGGCGGGTTCATTACGGCGCTCTGCCTGCAGTTCGATGACCTGGTGGGCGCCAAGCTGACCCGCAAGCGCACGCTGGCCAAATACCTGGACGGCGCGCCTGAAGCAGATCCGGATGAAGAGTTTCCGCCGGAAATCTGGTTCATCGAGCAGAAGACTGGCGAAAACGCGGAATCAGTCGAGTTCGAGCTGGCCAGCGCCATGGATTTCCAAGGCGTGCAGCTGCCGCGCCGGCCGATTATCGCGAACCACTGCCCTTGGCGGTACCGATCAGCCGAGTGCAGCTACACCGGTCCGCCGGTGGCCGATGAGTTCGACATCATCACTACAGATGCGGCCCGCGACAAATGCGGCAAGCGGCTTCAGAGCTGCAAGTTGCGATTCGGCGAGAACGGTGAGCTCCCGTTTGGCGGATTTCCTGCAGCCGCCCTCACCAGGTAACCGCATCTCGATCCTTCCAGGCCCGCCTCGTGCGGGCTTTTTTGTGGGTGAAAACCATGAGATTACCCGTCGCCGCGAAGCGTCATGCCGAGCGGGAGTATCCGCGCGAGAGCTGTGGGCTTCTGGTAGACGGCAAGTACTGGCCTTGCAGAAACGCAGCCCAGACCCCGGACGAGCATTTCGTCATCGACCCAGCGGATTACAAGGCCGCCATGCGCGCCGGTGAGGTACAGGCGGTCATCCACAGCCACCCGGACTACCCAGCGGCGCCGAGCGTTGCGGACAGGATCGGCTGCGAGGAATCAGGCTTGCCCTGGGCAATCATCCCGGTGGAGCAGGGCAAGGCCGGGAAGCACGTCTGGATCAAGCCAGTAGGCTGGCAAGCGCCGCTGATCGGGCGTGAGTTCGTCCATGGGGTGCATGACTGCCTGTCGATCATCCTCGACTTCTATCAGCGCGAGATGGGCATTGACCTCGGCACCTACGACCGAGAGGACGGCTGGTGGGATCAGGGCAAGGACTACTACCGGGAGCTGCTGCCCAAGGCGGGGTTCCGGGCTGTCACGGCCCCGCGTCACGGCGACGTTGTTTTGATGCAAATCCGCTCGCCGGTACCGAACCACGCCGGGATCTATCTCGAAACCGGGGTGCTGGCCACCGAGCCAGAGCACTACCCGGCTCCCCAATCAATCCTCCACCACCTGTACGGGCGCGACTCCAAGCGCGACCCGTACGGCGGCTATTGGCTGGAAAAAACAGTGAGCGTTTGGCGACATGAAACTCAAGACGATTAGGTTGTACGGAAAGCTTGGGGCGAAGTTCGGCCGCGTCCACCGGCTGGCAGTGGCCAACGCCGCCGAAGCCTCCCGGGCGCTGTGCGTTCTGCTGCCCGGGTTCGAGTCCTACCTGCTCAATGCGCCCGGCGGATATGCCGTGTTCTACGGCACAGACAACCTGCAGATGGATCAGTTGGCCCACCCATCCGGTAACGATGACATCCGCATCGCCCCGGTGCCAGCAGGTGCAAAGAGTGGCGGGATCTTCGCAGTCGTGACGGGCGTGGTGCTGATTGCCGCGGGCTTCTTCACCGGCGGCGCAACCTGGGGGCCGGCGATGATGATGATGGGTGCCGGCATGGCCATCGGCGGCGCACTGATGATGCTTTCCCCGCAGCCACAGGGCACCGCGTCCGCAGACTCAGCGGCCAACAACCCCAGCTACGCGTTCAACGGCGCGGTGAACACCGAGGCCCAGGGCAACCCTGTGCCTCTTCTCTACGGCGAATTGATCGTCGGTTCGGCAGTGATTTCAGGTGGCGTTTACGCCGAGGACAGGGCATGACCGCGATGATCAAAGGCGCCAAGGGTGGCAGCAAGAAGCAGCGTCCGCCTCGGGAGGCACCCGACAGCCTGGTCAGCATTGCCTATGCGCGCCTGATCGATCTGATCTCCGAAGGGGAGATCGAGGGGCTGGTTAACGGTGCCGCATCGATCTACCTGGACGAGACCCCTTCAGACTCGTTCACCGACTTCCGCTGGGAGCAGCGCACCGGTACTCAAGACCAGTCGTACCTGGCCGGCTTCCCGCAGGTAGAGAACGAGATCTCCCTGGGCATCGAGCTGCGCTCGGATGCGCCTTGGGTCAGGTCCATCACCAATCTGGATCTGTCAGCGGTGCGGATCAATTTCGCGCTGCCGCGGCTGGCTCGGCAGAACACGGAGAACGGCGACACCAACGGTTATCGCATCGAATATGCCATCGACGTGGCTGAGGGTGCCGGTCCGTTCGTGGAAGTGCTCAAAGGTGCGTTCGACGGCAAGACCGCGGGCGGCTATGAGCGCTCGGTCCGCGTCGATCTGGAAGGGCGCCCGGCTGGTGGGTGGCAGGTCCGCGTTCGCCGGCTGACGCCCAACAGCGCGTCTTCGGCCATCGCCGATACGACAAACCTGAAGTCGATCACCGAGATCATCGACGCCAAGTTCCGGTATCCCAATTCCGCTCTGGTGGGCGTCTCGTTTGACGCGGAGACATTCGGCGGCTCGGTGCCAAAGCGCGGATACCACATGCGCGGGCGCATCGTTCGCGTCCCGAGCAACTACGACCCGGCGACCCGCACGTACACCGGTGTCTGGGATGGCACCTTCAAGCCTGCGTACAGCAACAACCCGGCCTGGGTGTATTACGACCTGCTGCTGCACCCGCGCTATGGCCTGGGTGACCGGGTGGATGCCACCCAGGTGGATAAATGGGGTCTGTACCAGATCGCCCGGTATTGCGATGAACTGGTCCCGGACGGCAAGGGCGGCATGGAGCCCCGGTTCGTCTGCAACTTGTACCTGCAAAAGCGGGCCGATGCCTACAAAACCCTCCAGGACATTGCCGCGATCTTCCGCGGCATCACGTACTGGGGCGCTGGCCAGGCTTTCGTCTCCGCGGATATGCCAGCCGACCCGGTGTACACCTACACCAACGGGAACGTGATAGGCGGCAAATTCAGCTACAAAGGGAGCAAGCGCAGCACTCGGTACAGCGCAGCGCTGGTCAGCTGGAACGACCCGGCCGATATGTACCGAGCTAAAGTCGAGTATGTGCAGGATGAGGATGCTGTTGCCCGCTTCGGCGTACAGACCACGGAAATCATGGCGCTGGGCTGCACCTCACAGGGTCAGGCGCAGCGGGCCGGCAAATGGGCGCTGCTGACCAACCTGCTGGAGACCGAAACGGTTTCGTTCTCGGTGGGGCTGGACGGCATCCGCGCGCGCCCCGGGCAGATCATCCGGGTAGCGGACAACGACCGGGCGGGCCGGCGCATCGGTGGTCGCGTATCAGCGGCTACCCGGTCGGTCATCACCGTAGATCAGATCGCCGACGCCCAGATCGGGGATGAACTGACGTGCATTCTGCCGAATGGGGCCGCCCAGACCCGGGTCATTTCCGGTGTGGACGGCAATGAAATCACGGTGTCGCCTCAGTTCGATGCGGCACCGGTCGCGCACAGCGTGTGGGCCTGGGAATCGCAGACGCTCGCAGCGCAGCGGTACCGGATCGTCAGCATCAGCGAGTCTGGTCCGCTGGAATACGCGATCACCGCCAGCAAGTACGTCGAGGGCAAGCACGCGGCGGTCGACAATGGCGCGATCATCAGTCAGCGGCCGATCACCTCCATTCCATCGAGCGTACAGGCTGCGCCGGAGAACATCCGGGCGATCAGCAGCACCATGCTCGAGCAGACCATGGCGGTCACCACCATGACCGTCATCTGGGATCCTGCAGAAGGCGCCACTCGCTACGATGTGGAATGGCGGCGAGGGGATGGCGCCTGGGTGTATGCCGGGCGAGTGGGCGGCACGGAGCTGGATGTGGTCGGCATCTATGCCGGCACCTACCTGATCCGCGTGCGGGCTCTGAACAGCCTGGATGTGGCCAGCCCCTGGGGTTACAGCGACAGCATCGAACTGGACGGGAAACAGGGCGTCCCGCCGACACCTGCTTTCCTCAATGCCACCGGCATCATCTTCGGCATCGATCTGCGCTGGGGCTTCCCGGCCGGTGCCGAGGACACGCTGCGCACCGAGATCCAGTACAACACCCAGCCGTCCGAGCAGGATGCACAGCACCTGGGCGACTACGCCTATCCGCTGGACAACCACACCATGTCCGGCCTGAGGGCGGCTCAGGTGTTCTACTTCCGAGCCCGCCTGGTAGACCGCACCGGCAACATCGGCCCCTGGACGGACTGGGTATACGGCCAATCCAGCGCGGATGCCGACGAGATTCTGGATTACCTCGCCGGCCAGATCAGCGAGACCGAACTCGGCCAGCACCTGCAGGAGGAAATCGGCAAAATCTCCGGCGACGGCCCGGGCTCGGTCAACGAGCGGATCAGCAGCGCGATCGAGGAGGCGGTCGACGCCCTGGCATACGACCCGGACGAGGAATACTCACCTGGTGAGACCGTGCGCGGCGGGCCGGGCGGCAGGCGTCTGTACCAGGCGCTGGTCGATGTGCCGACGGACACTCCGCCCCCGAATGCCAACTACTGGCTGGATGTTGGCCAAGTTGTCGAGGACGCCAACGGTGTGGTTGTTCAGGTGCAGCAGAACACCGCGGACATCGACGAGCTCGATGGTGTGGTCACCGCTCAGGGCGAGAGCATTTCCGCGATGCGGGCGTCAGCGCGGCCCAGCCGAGCAGATGGCGAAAAGGCTGATGCGCTGGACGGCTGGTACGCCCAGGCGGCCATCAGCCAAGAGCAGCGTGTCAGGGTGTCCGAAACATCGGCTCTGGCTGAGCAGATATCGACGCTTGAGGCGACGCTCGGTGAGGACATCCGGGCGGTGGTCGAGGAGACGAGCCAGGTTGTCGCAGACCTTGAGGGCGACCTGTCCGCCATGTGGTCGGTCAAGATGCAGGTCAACCAGAACGGCGAGTACGTCTATGCCGGGGTCGGCCTGGGCATCGAGAACGGCCCCGGCGGACTGCAGTCGCAGTTCCTGGTCGAGGCCAACCGGTTTGCCCTGCTCAACACGCTCAACGGAGTGACCACCACGCCGTTTGTGGTCGAGGGCGGCCAGGTGTTCATGAATTCGGCTGTGATCAAACAGGCGGACATCGTGAACCTGATCGTCACCGGGGTGCTGCAGTCGGGTAACTATGTGGCGGGCCAGCAGGGGGTTCGGATCAACTTCGTCACTGGCGAATTTGAAATGAATGGCGTGGTCCCCGGGCAGGGCAGAACGACGATGACCAACCGAGGGGTAAAGGTCGTCGATAACAACAACATCGTCCGGGTCCGCCTAGGCGATCTGAGGAACTGGTAGCGCTATGAGGCTGATTTTCATAGCGCTGCTGGGCCTGTGCCTCGCGGCCTGCGCTCAGCCGCGCCCGCAGTATGACCTGCAGCGCACGGAGGCGACGGTGCGCGTGCACATCGTCGAGCGTATCCCCGGCCGCCCGAATCTGTATGGGCTTTCATCCTGCAGGGAGGGCGACTGCGACGTGTGGATTCGCAGATCGGTGTACCCGAAATGCCTCGTTCATGAACTTCGACACGCCTTTGAAGGCAACTTTCACCCTATGGGGCCAAGTACGGAGGACTGCCTGTGAGTTTTGGTATCGAGATCCGCGACGAGAATAGGCGTGATGTATTTTCGGTGGGTCGGAAGTATTTCAGGATCGTGGGTGAGATCAGCTTCCCTGCGGCTTCATCCAGCAGCCCATCCATTCTTGAATCTACCTTTCAACTGCCTGCCAGCGTGCCGACAGATGAAGAGCCGTTCATCAAGCTCTCTGTGCTGGAAGGCGCGAAGTCCTACCTGCTTCAGGGCAGGACAGTACGCATCCAGCACACGGGATATTACGAGGGGACCACCTACTACCGGCATCCGGCCAAGGTTTATTACGGGTTTTACGCATGAGCATCGGTCTTGCCGTGAACAACGAGAGGCGCCACGAAGTATTCAACTCCAACGATCTGCCATACCGGTTCACCGCGATTGCCGAACCTTTTGATGTGATCAACGCCGGTGGCTCCTACAGGCACTACCAGAAGAACATTAATGGCAGGTTCACCGATGCGGTGATGGTCGCGATTCATATACCCGATGGCATCGGAGGCAACTACAGGATCTACAACAGCCTTGACGGGCAGATGATCCAGGTCCGGTTCAGAGAAAGGCAATGGAACCTGCCTGCGCCGAGCAGCCCTCCGGTGTTCTATCTGATGGACCGTGTCAGACCGAGCACACCGGCGACCGGTTTTGGCATCGAGTTGAAAGATGCTTCCGGCGGCATCGTGCTGAACTCATCGACGCCCTTGGTACAGGTTGAGGATGTGGTGGAAGTCACAACCATCAAAGGACCGCTCGGCACTCTTCCCTATGTGCGTGTTGCGCCTTCCGCCGGCAGGCTGATTGTCGTGGAAAACCTCATGCCACGCGGCGGCTTCGGGTCTATCAATTACAACGGGTCCACTGCCTATTTTGTGGAGGGCTGGTTTCTGGATATCAAAGACGAGGGCGGATACTTCCATGTCCGCACGGCGGAGTGGTTCCAAGAAACAGGCGAGGGTGTCGAGTACTATTCATACGCGATGCCGTTGAGGTGCGCCCTGATCAAGAAGCCCGACTGACGATTTGAAAGCATCACTCCCCACGCCAACCCGCCCCGAGCGGGTTTTTCATTGCCCAAATTCCAGCAAAAAGGAACAGTCCAATGTGGTACTCACAAGGCACAGTAGCTGCCACTAACGACAGCAACGTCATCACCGGTACCGGCACGGCCTTTATCGAGAATGTCCGCATCGGCGATGGCATCACGATCCAGGGAAGCCAGTCGCTGCATGAAGTCATTGGCATCGCCAGCAATGCTCAGCTGACCATCCGGCCTGCCTACAACGGGCCCAGCGGTAGCGGAAAACAGTATGCGATCGCGCCGGTCCTGGGTTACGACAAGGATTTGTCGGACGCCTTCAATCGCCTGAGATTGGAGATTGGTGACTACCTGACGAACCTCCACGAGCTGAATGACTGGGTCCTTGACCCCACCAGAGACGCTATCGAGGCCGCCAGCCAGGCCAGCGACAGCGCCAGTGCTGCAGCGCAATCAGAACAGGCATCGGCCCAGTCGGCGACGGCTTCGGCAGGCAGTGCGAATGCCGCAGCTCAGTCTGAGCAGGCTTCAGGCCAATCAGCCACCGACGCCGCCGCCAGCGCAGCCGCAGCGGCCCAGTCTGAACAGGTGGCCAGCCAGAAGGCATCTGATGCAGCAGGCAGCGCAGACGCGGCCGACCAGGCCCGGGTAGCCGCCGAGCAAGCCGTTCAGGAAGCCGAAGGGCTGGTGCCGACGGAAACCCCGGGGCCGGGGATGATCCCCAAGGCGCGGGCGGCCGGCACTCTGGATCCAGACTGGGTCCCCTTCTCGCCGTCAGGAAAATCGGTAGCGACAGGCAGCGCGGAGCAGGGCAGAGCTGCGCTTGAGCTGGGTGATGCTGCACTGGCTGACGTGGTGGGGGATATGTCGGCAGGCGCGATCATCGAGCGAGGCAGTAATGCCAACGGTGAGTATGTGCGGTTTGCTGATGGAACGCAGATCTGCACAAAAACCAAGCATAGGATTGTCTGGGCATCTGCATATCGTTTGGGAGGCACCTGGACATATCCAGCAGCTTTTATCTCCTTGCCCTGCGTGAACGTGAGCATGGATCTGGACAACCTAATTAACTACCCCAATGTTGGCGAGGTGAGTTTGAACAAGAACTATTCATTGTTTCCCACCAGCGTGAACATCCAGGCCTATAGAAATGAAGGCGGCTCAGCTTTTTCATCGAATGCCTACGCAGATGTAGAGGCCGTCGCAGTAGGGAGATGGAAATGATTATTGAGTTTTCGCCGGCGCGGAGCGATGAAAGACTGACTTTGACCGCCCATGAGGATGTTGTGAATATCAACGGCGAAGTGTTTGATTTCTCGAGCCTTCCCGAGGGCGCGACCTTGCCCCGCGAGGCGATAGGCTCGGGGTGGTTTTCCGGCCCGGTTGAGCGCATCAACGGGGAGCTGCACATGACGCTACGCCTGCCGCACGGCCCCAACCCCCCGAAGCATGTCGCATTTCCGGAGCCGCTCATCGTCACTGAGGACGGCCCGGTGACCCTGCCCACCGATGAGGAGTACCAGCCGTGATCGATTGGAATCAGGTGGTGACAGCTGAGGATAAGGCCCGGCAACACAAAAATGCGGTGCTCGACGCCATAGCCAGCCGACGCTGGCAAGCCGAGTGCTCAGGCATTGCTGTAGACGGCATGGCCTTCAAGACCGACAGGGAGAGCCAGGCGCTGATAACTGGAGCAGCTGTTTCCGCCATGCTCGACTCGAACTACTCCGTGCAATGGAAAACGCCCGGGGGCTTCGTGCTTATCTCTGGCCAGCAAGTTATTGCAGTGGCTAGCGCTATCCGGGCCCATGTTCAGGCGTGCTTTGATCGGGAGGCAGAGCTGGTTGCTGCAGTTGAGGCTGGCACCTATTCAGATGAGATGCTGAACACAGGCTGGCCGGAGTAGGTGCCGGCACTGCTGGAGCCGGCTGGTGTCAACAACCACCATTGAGGAAGCTGCACTGTGCCATAGCCGGAGCCGGCCTGCTGTGTCCTAGGTCTCAAATTCCATACGCGGCCCTTGTCAGTCCGTAGTTATCTTGGAGCTAGCTTCGGCTGGGCTGATGCGTATATTGGGAGCTCGAGCGAAGGGAGCAGGACATGCAGAAGTTTTTGGAAGTGAAAAGCAGCACCAAAGCCGAGCTGCGCACGGACTGGTACCACAAGTGCGTAAGGGACCGGGTGCCTTACGTAACCGTCACTGTCAGGTCGAGGTTCGCTGACGTCCATTTCGATCACATCACGCTGCCGACTGCGGCGGATGACGTGCTAATGGGTGAGCGTCAGGCCGAGATCCAGAACGCACTCAAGGAGATATTCGAGCGGTTCGCCAACGCTAAATCCCACTTTCGCTTGAGCTCAACCGTGGTCAGCTTCAATGATCTGGAGGCGAATGCGGCCCGCGCGGCTGCGGAGGACGTGTACGACCTGGTTTACTCCTATGTCCGGCCAGTGATTCACCCAACGCCAGCCTGACACTCTCTCAGATACCAACCCGCTTCGGCGGGTTTTTTATTGCCTGCAGGAAATCCCATGCAAACGAAATCACTGTTCATCAGTGCCGGTCACTCGGCATCTGACCCTGGCGCCGTGGGCAACGGTTATACCGAGGCCGCCATCGTGCTGGAGTTCCGCGACTACCTGGCCGAGGCACTGCGCGCCCGCGGCATCGAGTTCAGCAAGGATGGCGGGCGGGGCGAGAACCTGCCGCTGTCTCGGGCGTGGCGGATGGCGGCAGATCACGACATTGCCGTCGAATTTCACTGCAACGCGTTCAGCCGGCCCAGCGCCACCGGCGTCGAGACCCTGAGCCATCCCGAGCACATGGAGCTGGGCCGGGCGATCTGCACGGCCATCAGCGACACCCTGGGCATCGTCAACCGCGGCGCGAAAGGCGAGGGCAGCGGCCAGCACTCGCGCCTGGCGTTCGTGTCATCTGGCGGCGGGATCATCGTCGAGCTGTTCTTCATCAGTAACCCGGATGACGTCGCGAAATACCAGCGGTGGAAATTGCAGCTCGCCGAGGTGCTGGCGGATCTGCTGGCCGAGGAGGTGCGCAATGCGTAAGGGCTGGTTCTATGCGGCTGCGCTGCTCGTCGCCGGTGCCGCTGGCTGGGCTGTACAAGGCTGGCGGATGGGCGAACAGATGGCCGAGCAGCGCACCGAGCACGTCGACCTGCTGCGCCGGACTGCCGAGGCCAATGCCCGGGCCATCCTGCAGCAGCAGGCCGAACAACAGGCACAGGCCCAGCGCCTGGCCGAACTCGACACCAAGCACACCCAGGAGCTATCCCATGCGCTGCAGGAAAACCGCCGCCTTGAAGATCTGTATTCTCATGCTGATGATGAGCGCCGCCGGCTGCGCATCGACGTCATCGTTGCCCGTAATGATGCAACCGTGTCCGCCACCACCGGCGCCGGCAGCGTGGGCGATGCAGCCTCCCTCGAACTCAGTCCAGCAGCTCGACGAGCTGTTTGGGATATCCGGCGAGGAATGATCGAGGATCGAGAGAAGCTGGAGTATTTGCAGGGGTGGATCGATAAAGCCGGCAGGGAGTGAGCCAGCTTAGGGCGCAGCAGGTTTGATTTCATCAGCGCTTCGCGTTAAAACAAATCTCAACATCACATCGAAGAAGGGACTCAGATGAGCGCCGAACTCTACATCGCGTACTGGGGCGCAGGCTTATCGACGCTGCTCGCGCTCTTAAAGTTGTGGGAATACTGGCAGCATCGCTTCCGCCTGGACGTATCCTACCGACTGACAGGAAATGAGTACGAAGGCAATCAGATTTTTATTCGGAATCTCTCAGATCGACCGATTATTTTGGACCACTGGGAGCTGAGCTATGTGAAAGGACGTTGGTTCTGGCGAAAGCTTTCCCCGATTGCCACCGCCACGGATCCCATCCAGCTGCGGATAGAGCCCTGCTCCTCGGCAACCTTTGACTTCAGAGAAGAAAACCACTTCGGCTGGTCTGCGGCTGCGCTCAAAGGTCGGCGGATCTGTATCAAGCTGTATGTGGTCGGCCGCAAGCCTCGACTGAAGACAATCTACCCCTGATCATGGTGGGGCGCCATAGCAATCAGCGTTCCTCCCTCATTCCTCACATTCCCCACCGCCTTGCCCACCGGGTACCACTCAAACACATCCGCCGGCTCGCCATGCCGCGCTATAATCACGCCCGCCTCATCTGCGGCCAGTTCAGGGTCGAGCCAATTTGCTGCGGTTTCGGGTGATAGCACGACTGGTTTCCGGTCGTGTATATCCACCATGCCCTGGTCGCTGTCCGCTGTGATGATAACGAACCCGTCTCCTTCGTGCGGCTCGCCGCCGTCCCGCCGGAACTGACCAATCGCCGCGAAGTACATCGGCTCCCCATCTTTTCTGTGGATGAAGTAGGGCTGCTTCTGCTTCGGGTCGTCAGGATCCTTCACCCACTCATACCAGCCATCAGCCGGGACCACGCACCGGCCGCCTGCCCAGATGGATTTGAAGAACTTGCCGGTGGCCGCTGTCTCGCCCCGGGCATTGATCGCCGGTGGCCGCTTGCCCCTTGCCCAGAATGGCGCCCAGCCCCAGGGCACCAGATCCCACCGCAGCCCGCCCGGGTCCTGATGCAGAATGCGCACCTTCGACCGCGGCGCGACGTTATACCGGTTGATCGGCTCAGGATCCATGCCGCCAAGCAGCGGCAACTGCAGGCCGATCGGCTCCAGGTATTCCCAAGCAATCCGGTACTGCGCGAACCTGCCACACATGCCCGCCTCCTATCCGCTCCTGATTGACGATCCCGGCCAATAAAAATACTGTATGCGCATCCAGTCACGCCAGCGAGTCACGCTAATGAGTAGCAATGCAGTAATCATAGGCCCGATCTCCCGATCGAACACCGAATTGCGGTTCTATACATGCCGGGTGCCGGCCGGCTTCCCCAGCCCGGCGCAGGATCACATGGACCAGCCGCTGTCTCTGGATGAGCTGATGGATGTGGACGCGCCGCATGCCTATCTGGTCCAGGCGTCGGGCGACAGTATGATCGGAGTGGGGATATTCGACGGCGACGTGATGGTGGTGAACCGGAAGCTGGATCCGGCACCCGGCCACATCGTCATTGCCGCCCTGAACGGGGAGGTGTGCGTGAAGCGGCTGACGAAGCGCGGGGAACAGTACGTGTTGGAGTCAGCGAATCCGAAATACCCGCCCCGATTCATCATGGAGGGGGATGAGTTCGACGTCTGGGGCGTAGTCACCGGCAGTCTGCGGCGCTTCCACCATGGCTGATCGGGCCATTGCGCTGATTGATTGCAACTCGTTCTATGCGAGCTGCGAACGGGTATTCCGGCCAGACCTGCGCCGGGTGCCCATCGTGGTGCTGAGCAACAACGACGGCTGCGTGATCGCCCGGAGCGCCGAGGCCAAGCCGCATGTCCGGATGGGCGAGCCCTACCACAAGATCCGGGACGTGGTGCGCCGCCACGGCATCGTCGCGTTCTCCAGCAACTATGCGCTGTACGGCGACATGAGCCAGCGGGTGATGACGGTGATCGAGAGCATGGTGCCGGCGCTGGAGGTGTACTCCATCGACGAGGCATTCGCTGACCTCACCGGTATCAGCGGACCCGAACAGCTGGCCCGCCAGATCCGCGCCCAGGTGCTGAAACAGACTGGCATTCCCACCGGCATCGGGATCGGCCCGACGAAGACATTGGCGAAGTTGGCCAACGCCGCGGCGAAGCGCTGGCAGCAGCACACCGGCGGGGTCGTTCATCTGGACACGCCAGAGCGCCGCGACTGGGTGCTGAGGAAGATGCCGGTTGATGAGGTGTGGGGCGTGGGCCGGCGGATGAAAGAGCATCTGGCCGTGGCGGGAATCAAGACCGCCTGGGACCTGGCCCAGGCCGATGCCTGGACCCTGCGCAAGCGGCATAGCGTGGTCCTTGAGAAAACCGCCCGCGAACTGCGCGGCGTGCCCTGCCTTGATCTGGAAGACGAGCCACAGCCGAAGCAGGAGATCTGCTCATCCCGCGCGTTCGGCGAGCGCTTGCACGCTATCGAGCCGATCCGTGAAGCCGTAGCCACCTATGCCGCCCGGGCTGCTGAGAAATTGCGCGCTCAGGGCTCGCTGTGCAAGCAGGTCCGGGTCAGTATCCGCACCGGCATGTTCAACCCGAACGAGGCGAAGTTTGCGAAGGGGATTGTCTGCGAGCTGCCGTTTCCATCCGACGACACCCGGCTGATCATCAAGGCCGCCAGCCAAGGGCTGGATGCGATCTACCGCACCGGCTACGCCTACGCCAAAGCCGAGATCCTGCTGATGGACCTGCGGCAGCGTGGGGAATTCAGCGGCGACCTGTTCGCCCAGGAGCAGCCGGAATCATCGGAGCGGGTAATGGGAGTTCTGGATCAAATCAATGCGAGATGGGGGAGGGGGACGCTGCGCCCGGCGAGGGTGCCGGTTACCCCGGGATGGGGCATGCGTCGTGAGCTGTTGAGCCCGAGATATACGACCGATTGGAATGGTCTGTGGAAGGTGGGATGCAAGTAGCGGGGCGCTCGAAGGGCGGCAGAGCGGGCGAAACGTTTGAATGCTGTTCCGCAGCCATTCCTGACTCCCCCGCCATTGCGGTCATTTCACCTCAATCGGCCTCGAAACTCTTTTTAACTGCGGAGCAAACCCAGCAGTTTGTCCAAGCGCTTCAAGTAGGACTCCATCTGCGTTTTAGCCAACCAAGGAGCATTGCCGTCTTGGTAAAGGAATACTGCTCTGGGGTGGTCACCCCCCAAAACCATTTTCAGTTTGTCTACCAGGGAGTTATCTACAATTCCCACGTAGTCGCTATACGAGACTAAATCCTGGTACCCAGAAACACCCAATGGCTTGTAATCCCTGTTCACCACGACAGTTATTTGGCTGCCGTCCTCTGCCTGCTCATGAATCACTGCATAGGGAAGCAACGACCGTATGTATGATCTGTATAAAGGGGATGTTGAGCCACGTTTAGGCAGGTCTTTCAGAGCACCGTTGATGATCCGGACTATTTGCTTTCTGTGCAT